CCGCAAACCTCGTGTGGTCAACAAGGCGTTCGAGCCTCTGTCTCCCGAGGACGGCAAGCCCTACGCTGGTTGCTACGTCCACGCTTCTGTGCGCCTCTGGGCCATGGACAACAAGTTCGGCAAGCGCATCAACGCCGAGCTGCGTGTGGTCATCTTCCATGCTGACGGCGAACCCTTCGGCGCTGCCCCGGTGGACGCCGAGTCCGAGTTTGCCGGTATTGATCTGGACGACGAGTCCGAGAGCGCACCCGCGCCAGCCACCAAACCGGCTGCGAAGAAACCTGCCGCCGATCTTAGCATCGACGACATGTGAAGAATTTTGGAGGTGGCTATATCGTCTTGATCGCTTGGTACCCAATCCAAGAACTAAAGACTCCACCTTCCGAACGGAGACTGAGCAACCTGCTGACAATGTGGTAGCTCGCCAACACCCAAACATCATGCCAGACAAGAAACCAAATCTCAGTGTCGGACGAGGCGAAAAGCTGCCTGTGTCCAAAGGTGCAGGACTCACCGCCAAGGGTCGTGCAAAATACAACGCGGCTACCGGCTCCAACCTGAAGCCGCCAGCACCAAGCCCCAAGACCGACGCGGACAAAGGCCGAAAGGCTAGCTTCTGCGCTCGCTCCAGCGGGTGGACCGGCGAACGCGGCAAGGCTGCGCGTAAACGGTGGGGTTGCTGACCAATTCGACTCAAAAGCGTGGAAGGCGGCACGCATTGGAGTGCATTCCAAGCTAGGCTCATACACGCGGAGCAATCCGTAAAACCCTAGACCGTAGGTTCGAGTCCTACTTGAGTCACCAATCCGATAAGCCAAGAGAGTCGCAACCGAGGGTTTTCTCTTTACCCTTCTATTGGAGTAGCCGCCAGCCTGCTTGGTATCCTTGGCGCTGGCACCTTTTTCCGCACTATGAATTTTCATCTGGATTTCGAGACACGCTCAACGGCGGACATCAAGCGCACAGGCGCTTTTCGGTACGCGGAAGACCCGTCCACTGAGATCCTGTGCGCAGCCATAGCTCGCGACGGCGAGGGTCCGCTGCTGTGGGTGAATCCCAAGTTCGAGTTCGACGACATGTCCGTGTGCCGGTCGTCGCCAGGGGTGGACGAACTGATTGCCGAGATGAACCGCAACGATGCTCCGGTGTACGCGCATAACGCCTACTTCGAGCAGGCGATCACCAACCACTGCCCGAACAACCGTTGGTTCAAGATCGACTACCGCCGCTGGCGCTGCACCGCCGCCATGTCCCGCCGCGCTGCCATCCCGCCATCCCTGGAGAAAGCTGCCGAGACGCTGGGCTTGCTGCAACAGAAGGACAGCAAAGGCAAAGCACTGATCCGCAAGTTCTCCATCCCGCAGAAAGCCTCCGGCAAGTTCATTCAACCCATTGACCGACAGGACGACTTTATTGCATTCTGCAATTACTGTATCCAAGACGTTCGTGCGGAGCAGGGAATCCACAAAACTCTCAAGCACTTCGAGCTGACCGGCAACACGCTGGCAGCGTTCCAGGCTGACCTCGCCATCAACTCCCGTGGTCTGCCGGTCAACCTGCCCGCCCTGCGTCACGCTCAAACGCTGATCGAAGCCAACGAGGCTCGCATGACCGAGGAGTTCCGTGAACTCACCGGCTTCAACCCGACCCAACGTGACGTGCTGTTGAAGTGGCTCAAGGAGCACGGGTATGAGGGCGACAACCTCCGCGCCGACACACTGGACGAACAGTTGGAGGATGAAGCCTTTGACCCCACCACGACGGTTGGTCGCGTGCTCACCATCAAAAAGTCTCTCAGCTTTGCCAGCATCAAGAAGGTGAAAGCAATGATCGAGTGTGCGTGTGCTGACAGCCGGGTGCGCGGCACCATTCAATTCTACGGCGCAGGTCCGGGTCGTGCATCCGGCAGACTGGTTCAGCCGCAGAACTTCAAACGCCCCACGATCAAAAACACCGACGCCGCCTACGCCGACATCATGGCGGGAGCGAGCGAGGCACACATCGAAATATTCTACGGACCTCTGCTGGAGGTCATCGGCTCGTGCATCCGTCACTTCATTCACGACGAAGCTGGGCCGATCTTCGACGTGGACTTCAGCAGTATCGAAGCCCGTATCGCGGCATGGTTGGCGAACGAGGAGTGGACGCTTGAAGTGTTCCGCACTCACGGCAAGATTTACGAGGCGACCGCATGCCGCATGTCTGGGATGCCTTTGCAGGAGATGCTAGACTACGCCAAAGAGCACGGCAAACATCACCCAGACCGACAGAAGGGTAAGGTCGCAAGTTTGGCACTTCAATACCAGGGCGGAGTGGAAGCTCTCAAAGACATGGGTGCTCTCGACATGGGGGTGAAGGAGGAAGAGTTGGAGGAGGTGGTCGAGCAATGGCGAGAAGCTAATCCGAACATCGTCAAAGTCTGGCACGCCTATGATCGTGCGGCCAAAGCCGCCGTGAGTAATTTTGGTTCCCGCCATCAGGCGGGCAAAGTCGAGTTCTTTTGCGCGGTAACGGCGGGAACCAAGTATCTGTTCGCCAAACTGCCGTCAGGTCGTCGTCTCGCCTACCGCGATCCCAAAATTGAGGAGACCGTCAGTCGGAACAAGAAGACCGGAGAGATTGAGACGTGGGAAAGCGGCAAGATCAAAACTCGTCAATCTCTCACCTACTGGGGGCAGATTCGCGGCAAAACTATCTGGGGTCGATGCGGTCTATACGGAGGTCTTTTGCTCCAGAATTTCTGCGAAGGGGTCGGCGCTGACCTGCTCAACAACGGCATCATCAAATCAGAGGCAGCGGGCTACGAGGTGTGCTCGCTGATCCATGACCAGATTCTCACCTACACTCGTGAAAGCCAGTCCATCGAAGAATTGGTTGGACACATGACCAATGTGCCTGAGTGGACGAAAGGTCTGCCCGTGGCAGCCGATGGTAAAGTTCAACCCTACTACACCAAGTAACCACCATGTCCGAAACACCACACACCCGAGGTCGCATTTGTCGGTGCGGCAGAACATTCAAGTTGCACACAGACGAAGCCGACTTTCTAATGTGCCCGCCATGCCGGATGCAATATCACGCCAACAAAATCAAAAAGAGGAGAAGGAAATGAGTGAGCACCTTCCTTTCATCCTCGTCTTCTCTGGATTGGTTCTTCTGACCATCCATTGGGTAATTTATGGAGACCACGACTTATGAAACCCCCACCCCTCGAAAAGGAGATCGAGAAAAAAATCTGCGACTACGCCAAGTTGAAAGGCTGCTACGTCCGCAAGTTCGTCTCACCCAACAACCGTTCGGTGCCTGACCGTCTGATCATTGCGCCGGGCGGGGTGGTCGGCTTTTTGGAGATCAAGCGCGGTGGGTGCAAGCCGACCAAGGCACAGGAAGCAGAAATGGAACTGCTGGCGAAGGTGGGTGCCAACACAGGCTGGTGCGACAACGTGTCGGACGGCAAAGACTTCGTGGATGGCTTGATAAGCCCTAGGGGGTTCTGGGGATGAAACTGCGCAAAATCAAAATCCCTGGTCGCTGCCCCGTCAGCCGGTGCAAAGGTGTGCCGCGCAACCTGTCCGACCATCCTACCTCCACGCAGCTCTGCGGTTCCCACGCCAAGCAGCAATGGCGTTTGAACAACCCCGTTCACTGTGCCTTCGACAACCTCCGGGCATCCGCTCGCAAGCGCAAGATCGCCTTCACCTTGACCTTCGATCAGTTCAAAGCCGCCATCCTGCCGACCTGCTACATGGACGAGAAGGGTAAGGAGCGATTCTGTCTGCACATCGACCGCAAGGACAGCACCCGTGGCTACGAGGAGGACAACATCCAGGTGCTCACATGCACGGAGAACGTGGAGAAAGAGCACGCGGAACGTCGGCAACGGTTCGTTGATGCGAAGATCGGCGCACGACAGCACGCAGCAGATAATGAAGGAGACCCTTTCTGACATGACCACCGTAATCCTCGAATCGCCCTACGCAGGCAACCTGCAACGCAATATCCGCTACGCCCGTGCCGCCATGCGCGACTCGCTGTTGCGCGGCGAAGCGCCGATGGTGAGCCACCTGCTCTACACCCAAGTCCTTGACGACGAAGACCCGACCGACCGTGCCATGGGCATCGCGGCAGGACTGGCGTGGAAAGCGGACAAGACCGTCGTGTACACCGACTGCGGCATCAGTCGCGGCATGGAGTTTGGTGTTCGTGCAGCGCAGCTTGCCGGTCGTCCTATTGAGTATCGCACGGTGGAGGGGTGGAGGGCGTGAGCAAGTTCTCCCCACGCCCAGCGCAGAAGGCTTTCATCGACCACATGCTGTCGCATGACGTGGTTTATGGCAGCATTTCTATGGGTCTCGGGAAGACGGCGGCGGTGCTTAGTGCTTTCAAAGAGTGGCACTCGTCGCTCGACACCATTGGAATGTTGGTGATAGCGCCTCTCCGTGTGGCGAATTTGGTCTGGCCTCTTGAAATTTCACAGTGGTCGGATTTCAAGAATTTCAAAGTTGCCAACCTGCGCACACCTCTTGGTCGTCAAGCCTTCATCGCCGGTAGGGCAGACATATATTTAATCAACTTCGACAGCATCCCCCTGTTGGTGAAGTTGATCGAGAAGCGAGGAGGCACCGTGCCCTACGATACCGTGGTGTACGATGAAGTTGATTCCGCGAAATCCCCTGACTCGAAGCGCATAGCCCTGCTACGCCGAGAAGCCCCCCAAGTGAGACGACGCATCGGAATGACTGGTACTCCTATGGACAAGCTGGTGGACTTGTTCGCACAGTTCCGTCTGCTAGATGGTGGAGAACGACTGGGCCGCAGCTTCCAGCACTTCAAGTCCACCTACTTCCACAAAGCCGATTACATGGGATACAAGTGGGACGCCAACGACGGGGCGAAGGAACTGATTGAGAAACGCATCTGTGACATCACCATCACGTTGCGAGCTTCTGAGTGGATGCCTGACATGCCGGACGCGGTGGTGCAGGATGTGGATGTCCACATGACACCGGATCAACTTTCCAAGTATCAGGAGTTTGAACGGGAGTTGGTGTTGGAACTGAAAAGCTCGGTAACGATCACAGCCCCCAGCGCGGCAGCCCTTGTGACCAAGCTACTGCAATACACCAGCGGCGCAGTGTACGACGAAAACGGCACCTACCACTGCATCCACGATCTCAAGATTGACGCTCTCAGGAAGATCATCAAGAAGACCAAAGGGCCGGTTCTGGTGGCCGCGATCTTCAAGCACGAGCAGGCCCGGTTGCGAGAAGCGTTCCCCAACGCCACGTTCTTTGCCGACGCCACCACCCTTGCAGCGCAAACGAAGATGCTGGCTGAGTGGAACCGCAAAGAGATACCCATCTTGGTTGTGTCCCCCTTCTCCGCCAGCCACGGGCTGAACATGCAGTGGGGTGGCAGCACCATGGTCTGGATGTCTCTCATCTATTCCCACCGCCGATACACCCAGATGCTCGCTCGTCTGGCACGTCCCGGTCAGGTGTGTAACGTGGACGTGTACCGCCTGATGTGCCCCGGCACCGTGGACGACGCTATCGCTACCGTGTTGGAGGACAAACGCGACACTGAGGACAGGCTTTTGTCCGCGCTCATGATGCTAGAAAGCTCCCGCGATGTCGGTTTGAGCGTCAAGCCAGCCGAAGAACCGGATTTCAACGAAGAAGATTTTTGGGGATGAACATTTAACCATACAAACACCATGAAAGACGACGACCAAAGACCAAAAGCGCCGGAAGGTTACACAGTGATGCTCGGGAAAGACGTGCCAGACCCAGTGCCACAGGACACGTTGGTCTGGGATGCGAAAAACGATCTCGAAGGGTGCCCCCACGAGTGGCGACCCAGTCTGCTGATTGGGGCACACCTACATGCAGAGCAGTTCAACTCTTGGTACGCCGTGCCGAACGTCGAAACCGACGACGAAACCCTGCACCTGCGCGGGCCTTACCGTGTAGTATCCCCCGACACAGACCCCAAAGCCCCTCAATCCCTCGCCGAAGAGGCCGCAGCCATTGTGGCTGGAGACCGTGCAGCCGACTACGGCGACGTGAACGACTCTTTCGCTCGCATCGCGAAACTGTGGAGCGCCTACACAGGGTCGCACATCTCCCCGTGGGACGTGGCGCAGATGATGATTCTGTTGAAAGTCAGCCGAGCCAAGACGAGTACGAAGCGAGACACCCTGGTTGACATCATCGGGTATGCCGAATGCGCAGGCCAACTGAAGAAACCACGAACAGACTGATGCCCCAACCCTCTCCCCAGCAGATGGAACGCACCCACATCGCTCGCTATGGGCGGTGGTGGAAACGTCTCCCCGGCGTGCCCAAGACGAGCGCCGGGTATGAGCTGTTGCAGGAGGTGGATCTCGAAAAGTTTATCTTGGGCAACTACGAGCATTTCGTTAATCTGCCGGGCAGCCAGCTCAACCCGTGGACGTGGCACTTCCGCAGGTTCATCTCGTTGATGCTGGATCGTCCCGAGACCAACCCCCGCTACCGCTTCGAGTGGAACCCGTACGCCATGCGGATGTTGGAAGAAGCCTACTCCAACAACTTCCTCGCCGTCGCGGGGCACGCCAGTTGCTCCAAGTCTGAATTTTTCGCCCTCTACGCCATTGGGCGCTTCCTCATCGGCGCACGTTTTCCCGACTGCCCTGTGGCATCTCCTGAGTATGTGAAGGTGTTCATTACCTCGACATCGTTGGACGAGTCTCGCGGTCGTATCTGGGGCGTCGTCGAGGGCTACTGGGCGGAGATTTGCCGGTTCTTCGGCGGCGAGCAGTACATGCAGGCCAAGCTGGTGTCCTCCCTCGGCAAGATCGTGCGCGTCAATTCTGATGGCAAGCAGAACCAGCTCGCAGGCATCACTCTCGTTGCTGGCGGCAAGGGACAGGACAAGGACGCCTCGACCAAGATCGGTTTCAAGAACCGTTGTGTGATCTTCATCGCGGACGAACTGCCGTTGCTCACCCACAGTCTTTACAACACCGCCATCACCAACTTGCAGTCCAATGAGTACTTGCAGTTCATCGGCATTGGCAACCCCACTTCGCCGTTTGACCCGCTCGGCGTGTTCATGGAGCCGGAGGAAGGGTGGAACTCCATCGACGAAACCTTCGACGGGTGGAAGACCAAACGTGGCTACTGCATTCGATTTGACGGGGAGAAGTCTCCCAACGTGCTCGCCGGTCGGGAGGTGTGGAAGGGCATTCTCAGCCTGCGCACCGTCACGGATCTGCGTCGAGACCTTGGCCCGAAGTCGCCGGAGTACTACCGCATGGTGCGCGGCTTCCTCTCCCCCGATGGAGACGCCAATGCCATCTACACGGAAGTCGAGATCACCAGCAGCGGCAGCCAGCACAGAGTCAGCACATGGCTCACCCCGCCCACCCCAATTGCTTTCCTCGACCCGGCCTTCAGCCATGGTGGAGACGAAGCGGACGCCTGTTTTTGTCGGGTGGGCGACTACTACTCAGCCATCCACCAGCGCACCGTCAAAGGTATTGAACTGGTTGAGACGATCAACCTCATGGCCTTGGTCGATGCCAGTAACAAGACGGTGGACCGCAATCAGCAGTTGGTGAATCTCTACGATGCCGAGTGCGCCAAGCGCGGCGTCAAAGTGGAAGACCGAGGCTCCGACTCCACAGGGGCCGGTGATCCGTTCGCCTCGCTCATGGCGATCAAGATGGGCCGGGGCTTCCAGATGGTGAGCTTCGCGGGAGCGCCGTCAGACAAGACCGTGGGCACCACCAACTCGCGCACCGGCAAGGACAGGTTCGCCAACCGGGTGTCCGAGCTGTGGTACGTCGGCAAAGACTTCATCAAGGCCGGACAGATTCGTGGCCTCGACCCAGAGACGTGCATCCAGATGTGTGCGAGAATGTACAAGCTCGTGGACCGGGAGAAAGTTGAGGTGGAGTCCAAGAAGGTGATGAAGCAGCGGACCAACGGCAGAAGCCCCGACCGCGCCGACGCCTTCTTCGGCTGCATCGAGATCGCCCGTCGCCGTCATGGGCTGACTTCGCTGGTCAAGGCTGCCCGCCGAACCGCGTTGCCGTCGAACGCGCCCAAGAACCCCATGTCCGTCCGTCACGCTCATCTGGTGGCAGCCGTGACCGACACGAAGGGACGGGGCAAATACTCGGACCTGATCACCGCCTCACTCAGCGCCAATCAGGGCTGGGCTGATCAAAGTTTCCATTGACATTCACCCTATCAAACACGAAGAACGCCGCACCCATGGAATCTGAATTTTACGACGCCGAGTACTACCTGACCGGCCCGACATCCGGCAAATCAAACTACGTCGATTACAGTTGGAAGCCCGATCTCACGCTCCCCATGGCGGACTGGCTCAAGCGCGTCCTGCACATTAAGGACGGCGACACGGTTCTCGATTTTGGGTGCGCCCGAGGCTACCTCGTCAAGGCGTTACGCATGCGCGGGGTGAACGCTTTCGGATACGACAGCAGCGAGTGGGCCATCCAGAACTGCGACGAAGGGGTGAAGGGTTATGTGTCCAACGTGATGCCCGATGAACGGTTTGATCACATCATCCTGAAGGATGTGGCAGAGCACATCCTGCTCGATCAACTTCGTCCTCTGCTCAAACAACTGCTCGCCTCCACCCGGAAGCACCTACTCGCCATCGTCCCGCTGACTCACCATCCCGACGGTCCCTACCTCCGCGACGAGGACAACTCCGACCCGTCACACTGCAACGCATGGCCGCTGGACATGTGGATGGATTTGTTCAGGGAGAGTGTCTCCTTAGACGAAGGGTGCATCACTGGTTCATGGCACTACCCCGGACTCAAACCTGCCTCCTCTGAGGTGCCGAAGTCCTGCGGGTTTATCCAATTTACGCGAGTATGAGAATCTCCGCAGTCTGTCATTTCCACAACGAGCGCCATGCTCTGCCCGGCTTTATCGAAACCGCCGAGCGAATGTTCGACGAGATCGTGCTCGTATCCTCTCCCATGGACGGCACCCCGGCTGACCCTGAGACGATTGCCATTGCAGAGGCGTCCGGTCACAAGCTCATCCACGATACCCTGAGCCAGGGCTTCGGAGCATTACGAACCCGCTGCATCGGGTATTCGTCCTGCGAATGGGTGATGATCTTGGACGCGGATGAACGGGTGTGGCCGCTTGCCCCCATCCTCGGCGTCACTGGCACCGGCAAGTTCCCCGAGACACTCACCCCCGATCTGCACGTCTCCAACCAAACGGGTGCTGGCGGCAACGTCAACCAGCGTGAGAAGCTGCGGCATTTAATCGGGCATGCCGAGGCAGAGCAAGCTCTCGCCATCTGCGTGTCCCGCCGTCACTGGTTCGGTGCTCCCGGTGAGTGGGACCGCCCCTGCCAGAACTGGCACGCGGAGCACGACTGGCAACTCAGGCTATTGAAGAACACCCCCTTCCTGTGCTACGACCCGGAGGTGAAGATGCACGAGCGCCTGATATGGACGCCAACATGGGCCGAGCCAAAGTTTATCCGGGTGACTGACGGGTCGCTCTACATCGACCACTACTCGCACCACTATCGAGCCATGGAGCCTGAACAGAACACCGAGGACATCGCCACCTACGAGGCGTTGATGCCGGGATGCACCAAAGACATGTGGATTTCACACCAACCAAAAGCATGAGTTTTTACGAAGAAATCAACAAGGTTTACGCCTCTTGGAATTACGACAGCCCGCGCCTGCTGCACGGATTCACCCGCTGTCTGAAGCCGCAGCATATCGTCGATTGTGGCACTTACCGGGCCTTGTCTGCCGCATGGATGGCGAAAGCCTGCCAAGAGAACAACCTAGGCCGCGTCCACTGCCTCGACAACTGGTCGTTATTGGAGCACGTACACATCCTTGAAGGTAAGACGCCGAAGCAACACGCCGAGGAGAACCTGACTCATCTCGGTGTCCGCGATTGGGTGGAGTTCCATGACGGTGACACCAAGAACTTGAGCATCTGGCCGGAGCGTGTGGATTTTATCTACATCGACGCTTGGCACAGCCACGAGGCCGCGCTGTTCGAGATGAAGACGGCGATCAACCGAGGCGCTTCCTTTATAGCCTTCGATGACGTGGAGAACTGCGTTGGTCCCCGCATGTTGGTGGACGGACTGACCGACAGGTTGGGAGGGCTTACAGATTGGCAGCAACTCGACCTCCACTCCGACAACGGGCTGACCCTCTTCGTCAAGAAACAGTCGCGCCGGTTGATCACGTTCTCCCAAGAACTGCCCTACCCCAACCCCGGCGTTGATCTGCGCCCGCTCACCCTGGAGCAGCAGAAGGCCCACTTTGACGAGGCCAGCGCCATCACCGGACTGGACTATTCCAGCATCCTCGACCAAACTGAACACGACTTGAAAGTATGAAAATTCTCAACCTCGGAGCCGGGTCAACAAGACCCATCGACAACATCTGGGTCAACCTCGACAACTGGGAGGGCGGTGGTCATGAGATCAACGAGCCGAACTTCGTCCGGCACGATCTGCGCCAGCCACTCCCTTTTCCCGACAACTCGTTTGACGGCTGTTTGTGCAGCCATGTTCTGGAGCACATGGACTGCCGTGAAGCGGTCAAGGTGATGAAGGAAGTGCTGCGAGTGCTCAACCCTGGTGGCGTGATACTGGTGAGCGTGCCAGACGCCACCTACTTCCGTTCTGTCCACGACGAGGACCGCAACGAGAACTGGCCTCGTTTGTTCGAGGTGACAGATCCACCGAACCCTATCCCAACGTGGTTCGAGGCAGCTTTGTGGTTTGACCAGCACGCTCAAATCTTCACAGAGGATTCCATGTGGGCACATTTTGTCCGCGCAGGTTTCCCCTCACACCACGTCCATCTCCTTGTCAACTCAGACGAGAACCACTCGCCCACGGTTGCCGAGATCGTGCCAAAACTTAACCGCCGTATCTTCTCGTTGGAGATGTGGGCACGGAAACCTCTATGAACACCCTCCCTTCCGCCATCGCCGACAAGCCCGAACTGGACACCATCCCCGGCGACTCAGAGACGTGTAATCACGAGACTCCTGAGTCCATGAAGGATTTGCTCAACGAGTTCACCAGCACCTCATCCAAAATCCCTTGGCACCGCGACATCATCGAGGGGCTGCATCAAGGCAAAGGAGTGCCCAAGGTGAGCGGGATTTTTGTGGGAGACGCCTGCCAGCACAAGTGTTCTTTCTGTTCTACTGCCAACCGAGGCAACGCCGCCCTGACATTGCATCAGGTGGAAACATATGTGGATCAGCTCATTCCATTGGGTTTGAAAGCCGTTATTCTGAGCGGGGGAGGGAACCCCATATTGTGGAAGGACCGCGAAAAGGGCTACGATTTCGACGACTTGGTGGACACGCTGCATGGCAAAGGTCTGCAAATCGGGCTGATCAGCAACGGCCTCAAGAACATGGTGCAGTATCCCGATGGCCGGACCTCTTGGAGAACCGTTCGGCCTGAAACCTTGGATAAGTTGACATGGATTCGCATCTCTCTCAGCGCGTGGGACCATGGTGAGGAAGTGGAAGTGCCTGACATCAATCCAGAACTGACTGCTCTTGGCGGAAGCTGGGTGTATCACGACTCCTACAAAGATCCGCTCGACCGGCACGGAAAAGTCAGTCGTCCCGAAGACCTTCAAACTCCTTTGCTCGCAGGCGATGAAGCGGAGCGCGTGACCTATGGCAAGGACCGCCTCCCGTTCATAAAGCAGAAATTGAAGGAGTTGCTTTCCACCAAACCGTTCACCTACATCCGTGCGCTGCCGAACTGCTACGAGATTCAGAAGATCCCGGAACGGTGCATCGAGTTGGAACAACTGGCGTTGGAAGTGGACCCTCGCATCATGGTGCAGTACAAGCCGCCAGCCCCCCACACCTGTTGTCTGCTTGGTTATTCACATCCCGTGTTATGGCCTTCCGGCGACGTGACACCCTGCGATAGCGTAACCCTTTTGGATCAAGCCAACCGTTCACAGGGCGGCAGCGCCTACGTCATCGGACGCTGGGACACCATTCATGAACTCTACGAGCAGCCTGTGCGTTCGCTGATCGACCCGATGGTGCATTGCCAGAAATGCGTGTTCGGCACGCAGAACCGCGCCTTGGACGCTATCTGGAAAGGGGCTGACCCGCAGCCAGTGGGGCCGGAGCCACGGCATAAGAACTTCATTTGACCGTGGGGAGATTTTATGACGAAATAAGAAATATCCCCCAACACATGAAAATTTCTTCTACAGGTGACATTGGCGATGTGGTGTTTGCGCTGTGTCTGCTCAAACAGATCCCCGACGGCCCACACACCCTGTGCCTGCGTTCATCGTCTTCGACCAAGGCCAAAGGACCGGAAGGCGTGCAACGCATGTATGATCTGCTGGCACCACTGGTGAAGCTGCAACCCTACATCGCGGACATCCAGATCATCCAGCCGGGCGACCCGGTGGACTGGAAGAGCGAGGGCTTCCGCGAACGTCACTACACCAAAGGCGAGACGCTCATGCGGGCGCACCTCAACCACCTCATCAAGACGCACAGCATCGGGCAGAACTTCACCGCCGACGAGCCGTGGCTGTACGGCGTCGAACCGTCGCCGCGCTCCAAAGGGCGTGTGGTGATCAACCGCACCGGGCGCTATCGCAACGAGCGGTTCCCGTGGAAAGAGATCGTGGCTCATCTCCGCAACCGTCTGCTCTTCGTCGGACTGCATCACGAGTGGCGCGAGTTCATCGGCCACCACGGCTACGTCGAGTTCCAGCCCACCACAGACATGTTGGAGGTGGCGCGGCTGATCAAAGGGTCTGACCTGTTCATCGGCAACCAGTCCTGTGCCAACGCCATCGCCGAAGGGCTGAAACACAACCTCATTCAAGAGACTCATCTGGGCTTCCCCGACTGCATCTACGTCCGCCCCAACGCCTCCCATGTCGCTGACGGCGTGGTCACGCTGCCAGACGGCACCGTGCTGCGCGGAGTCCGCCCCAAGACGGAGAAGAAAATCCACACCACGCCACCGGGGAACTGGCGCTACAACGGTGGAGCTTCACCCTGCTTTGAACTTTTGGTGAGAGAAGTTGCGAAGAGGGAGAATCTCACTATTGATGATGCCGAGGACGCCGTGTACGACGCCAATGTCGAACGATGCCCCGCCTTCTTTGCGGATCACGGGGGGCAGGCCCAGTTTCTCCGCGTACAACAAGCTCTTGAAAATTACAGCCTATGAACCGTCGCTCCATCTTCAAACTCCTTGCCGGGGCAGCGTGTGCCGCAGCCATGGAGATCACCGGCTTGGTGCCTGCTCTGCCGAAAGCGGCAAAGTATGTGGTCAACCCTGAGTATCTGACAGCGGCTTATGAGGACGTGGTGATCTTTAGCAGTGCTCTCTCTGTTGAGATGCGCCAAACGGTGGAAGAGAAAGGGTCGGCGAGATTGTTGCTGAGATTTCGGAGGAAGGGGCAAGACGAGCCTTTATCTATTGGCATGTCCAAGTCGCGCCCCGGAGTGTTGGCCGACGCGAACCCGAACCGATACAACTTCGCCAACGGAGAATATCTACGAATCCCCCAACACGTTCTCGCACCATGAGTACTTCCAAAGAGCCTATGAAATTCACCCGATCCGGTCTATCAGACTGGAAATGGGTGCAGACTGGTGGTCCTGATCTGTCTGAGGAGACTGAGAAAGATCGCGAGGAGTATGCCCTCGTGGCGGAAAAAGTGTTTGCGGATTCTGTCAGCGAAGACACTCCTCTCAACCGCTTCTTGCACAACCTGTGCATAAAAAACAGGACTCTGCGTTTGCCTCAGAGCGTGGGTAGGCGTGAAGCCGTTGAGGTCGGGAGGACATATCTGGATATTACCTATCTGTGCAAAGACGAGAACCCGAAAAAAACTACTCTCGACGCTTTTGCTCAAGCCCTATCCACTCCCGAAAACTTGATGCCGGAAGACATCCTGGAAGTAAGGTGGGTCAACCGAATAGACAAACAAGACAACCCTTTTTGCTCTTTGGGTTATTTCTTAACTACTTTGTACCCAGCCAAACTCTTTAACGCCTCAACGCCTGAACCATGAAAATCGCCATCCCCGTATCCGCCCACGACAAGCACCTGCTGCCCGACCTCACCGAATGCCTGCTCAAGCTCGGCGGGTTGGAAGAGCATCCCGTCATCTTCTTCCCCACACCTGCCGCCAAGGACACCGCCTATGAGCATGCCGAGCGTCTGGGCGCGGAAACCTACCCGCTGACTCAGGACTTCGAGGGTGGAGCGCCTGTCGCCTGCAACCGACACTTCGCCAGCGTGGTCTTCGCACTCGCCAAGATGGGCAATACCGATCCCTTCTTGTGGATGGAGTTAGACATGCTGCCGGTGAAGCCGCGCTGGGCGGTCGCCCTGTTCGAGGACTACCGCTACGGCGGCACCCCGTTCCGTGGCGTCCTCGTCAACACGCCGTTCAACGTGAACGGACAGATCGCCTACAAGGACGGCGATCAGATGATGATGGGCACCGGCATCTACCCCGCCAACATGGAGAAGGACGAACGGATCAAGCCGCTGCTGCTCGATCTCGCCAAACCTTACACGATGAACCCGCGTGAACCGTTCGACGTGTACCTTCGCTGGCCTATCCGCAACATCGGCGTGTCGCACACCGAACTCATCAGCGACATGTGGTCCACGCAGAACTACCACATGGAAGGAACCAACCTCGTCTGTGAGTCCGTGGATCACGGCAGCCGTGTGGTGCGTCCTCGCGGTGGTGTCGTCAGCCCCAAGGCCGTGCTGGTGCATGGCTGCAAAGACGGGTCGCTGGCTGACATCGTGTTGGGACGTGGGGAAAAAGCGCGGACGTTGGGAAGCGGTTGGAGCGTGGAGACGACTACTGTTGAGGTGGATGTCGAGTCCTTTCGGCAGGCGGCAGAAAACGTGGTCGAGGCTGCCACGAACCCGGCCCAAGATGACGCCTTCTGGGGCGACGATGAGAAGCCTACCGAGGTCATCCCAGTGAAGGCTCCCGAGCCTCCGGCTCACACCGTCACGAAGGCACCCGTCGTCACTGTTACCGAGTTGCCCGAGGAGGTGAAGATCAAAACCCCCGAGGTCAAACCCGTCAAGAAAATCACCCGCGCCGACATCGAAGCCGCCCTCGGTGGCAAGAAGATGCGCGTCAACGACTTGGCGGAGAAGCTGGAAGTTGATGTGGCCTACCTCATCGGCACGTTCTCGATCAACGGATATGCCGTAGCCAAAGCTGGCTGGGTGCAGAACACCATCCCGATCACGGAGGCTTGATTTTATGCACTTCCCCATCACCAGACCAATGCGCAGGCTCCTTGCTATGTGGGCGGCTACTCTGGTGTGGCTGTTCTGCCCTGAGATAAAAACCGTTCAAAGGCAACTATTTATACGGGTATGGTATCGCTGGGTTTGGCTGCACCTTCCATGACACTTGCAAAGGGTTGACCCATCACCCCGGCTCCACTACAATCCGCCACCATGGACCTCGCCGCCCTCCAACTGCTCACCCTGCGTCTGTTTGCCCAACGCGCCCATCACGACACGCAAGGGCCGACGTTCTTCGCCGACCACAAGACGTTCGGGAAGTTTTACGAAGCCTACGACGCGGCCTACGATTCGGTGGTTGAACGGGCTGTTGGTCTCGGCAGCAAGATGGACCTCGCCAAGCTGGGGATGGACGCTGCCACGAAAGCCGCGTTCCACCCGAACGAGCACTCCCCGGAAAAGCTGTTTGCTGATCTCCTGTCAGGTGAGAAGAACCTGTGCGCCGTCCTCGTGTCGGAGATGCCGAAAGCCACCGAAGGCACCAAGAACCTGCTGGCCCAGCTATGTGACGACTCGGAGCAACGGCAGTTCTTGATCCAGAAGAGGATCACTCCCGCATCCAGCAATTCTCCCAGTAGTCCGGCTGCTTCCCCAGCTTCACGTCCACAGATTTGAGCACGTCGAGGGGGTAGTATGTTTTGCTCGACACGTCGCAGCCGCAAGCACTGCACCCCTTTTTATATAGCTCCGCAGGCCGGTGAATCTTCCGACCACCGAGCATCTCGGTCAACTTCTTGCTCACCCAACCGCACGGGAACGTGCAGGCAACGTCAGCCATCTTGGGGCATGACAGGCAGATGTCGGCGCGGCGGCGATGCTCTTCGTCACTGACCAACTCATTGCCGTACAGCTCTTGAAGTGTGAGCAGGAACCGCTTCACGTCGTCCCCCGTCATGTGGATCTCGGGCGCTCCAGCCTCGATGCACCGGAAGCCGGGGTTCTGCTCGCACATCTCGTCGAGCACCACATGCTCCCAGCCACTCCCGACCTCGACACCATTGGCAACGCGCTGCGCCTTCACCTGCTGGAGCATGACGGTCAGGGAGTTGGACGACACGGGAACTCCGGTGACGGGGTCGGTGTATTTCCAGCCACCTCCAGGCGGGACCACAGTTTCGTTGAAGGGGCGTTTCATGGGTTGTTGACTTTCGCTTGAACCTTGCGGGTCTCGATGTCGAGGATGCGCGTGGCCCGATCACGAATCAGTTTGTCGAGCGCCTTGGTGGACATTCCTGTGATCCGCTCGCCGTTCTCCTGCAAGAACTTGCCATAGCTGAGAGCGACCGCTTTCTCGAAGTCGTAAGTAACTCCTTTGCCGAGGGTGTCCATAGGCACCTTCTTGCCGTCCTTGATGATCTGACGTTTGGTGCTCGGTGTAGGAAAGTCGATACCCCTCGCGAGTAACTGCCCGTAGGCCACAGTCGCCTTGTCTGCTTCGTCAGTTGTGTAGAGACGGCTGTAAGGCTCGCGGTGGAGTCGGACATCTTGACCGATGCGGTTGAACTGCGGACGCCCATCGTTGACAAATCGACGTGCGACAGGCATCTCGCGGACGAGCTTTTCCCAGACGCCGTCTGCCCGGAAATTGCGTGGGTCTTGCCACTTGTCCAAATCTTTGACGGATGTGGGTACCAGACCCCCAAGGTAGTTCGTACCCATTTTAATGACTTTCTCCGGCATCCCTTGTGCCGCCCCGTACGAGGACGAGGTGCTGAAAAGTTCGGCAACCTGCTGCATGGCGGCAGCATCTTGGACTTGAAACAGCCCAGTGACAGCGCCTTGAAGAATGTGTCCCGCTACTCCGCGCTGATTCCAGTCTTCAGGCTTGTAGCGTTTCTCGTCGAGCATGCTTCCCACAGCGGCTAGAAGTCCGGCAGTCGGCCATTGTGCATAGCTGATGCGCTCAATCTTGCCGTCTTTCCTGCGCCAAAAGGAGTTCTTCGCCAATCCCGCGCTCAGGCGGGAAGACTGCTCACCGAGACTGAGATCGTTCCACGGACCTTCCATGTGCCACTTGCCGTCCTCGGATTCGTCGTCGTCTCCAAACAGAGAATAGAGAGTGGCAAGCAGAATGCCCCCGACCACGTTCTTACCAATCAGCATATCCTGCTGCATCGGGCTGAGTTTGCTGCCGAGGATGTTGGTGCCTTTGTTCAGCAGCCACGAGCCGGGCATGTAGCGCATGAACTCGTTGCCGAGGTTGAAGCCGAAGCGCATGAACCTCGTGCCGGTGAGGGCGTGGACGCTGCCTGCCGTCACTGCGGCGAACGCTCGCGTGATCTTGGCAGCTTCCTCATCTTGTGCAACTTGGTCCAGACTGCGGACTGCGGAAGACAAGCCTGACTTAACCGCATGGTAGAGTCCGCCAAACAACCCCGTCGGATCGTTCTGGAATGCGGCGATGTCTCCTACTTCAGAAGCAGCCATCTGGTCTGCCTCGGTCAGCCCGGCGTTAAGAATTTCGCGAGTGCGCTTGGCGACCAGCATGCGTTCAAATTTGGTCGCGGGTTCCGCTCCTGCCGTGGCCTCGGCAATCGCCTGCTTGCGAGCGTCGGCGATCTCCTTCTGAGTCCAAGATGTCTTGCCTTCATAAAGCTCAGGATTCATCGCCCGAGCCACGGCCATCGCTCCCTGCGTGGTGGCGGTGTTGTTCACGTGGTCGGCGGCGACCATGCTACGACCGACCACCATCATCAGAGCGCCGGGAATCTTCTGGAGCAGGCTGCCGCTTTTCCACATCTTCTCGCCGATGGCAATGGGGTGCGCGGTCTTCTCGCCATTCAGAGCGTCGATAAGATCGGCCTCAAAACGCTTGGTGAATGAGGGGTCTCCGGTGCGCAGGAGATACAGGGCTTCATTGAGTCCGGTGAACAATCCTTTCCACCATTGAGCCTGGATGTCGAAAGCGGCAACCCCTCTGCCCTTCGACAGTTGGACTCCTGCTTGAATGAGGTTGGTGCCGAGACCATTCACGACACCTCCCCAGGTGTCGAAGTGAGTGCGCAAACCGCTAAGAACACTGGCGATCCAGTAGGAGTTCATCACGTCTGCCCAGTTCGCACCAGTGGCGTGCTGGATGCCTTCAACCAATTGGCCGAGTTTCTGATTGCGCAGGACGCCTTGGGGACTGCCCCACGCTTCGGCTGCCAGCTTGCGCAAAGCATCGGCCTGAACGCCGGTCAGGAGCTTCAAGCCGAACCGTTTGGAGATCGCTTCGCGGAAAGTGCTGGAGTTGAACACTCCCAGGTTCATGAGTCGGAGAAGCTCGGGAGCAGCAGACGCCACGTTCGCAACAGCCTTGGTGGTCTTGGCTTTCAGGACGCCAGCTTTGAAGAGTTCGTCTTGGAACGCTTTGAGTCTTTCGCGCTGCCACAGTTTGTCGATGCTCTCCGCCAACTTTTTCGACTCATCCGGGGTGAGGTTCTTCAGTGCCTCATGTTTGGCGACACGGTCCTTGATGGCGGCAAGACGTTCCGCCTGTGTGCGCGGCAGGTCGTAGAGAATGTCAGACCAATCTGAGTCGGGGAGGATTCTATTGCGGATGGAGTTAACCAGCTTCTCAAGAGCTTTGGAGTCCTCGCTGAGAAGACTCTGCTTGGCGGCTTCTAGCTTCGCCACTTTGTCGGCGTCTGTCTGCGCCTGCCACGAGTCGAGAGTCTCGTTGACCGCCTTGAGTGCAAGGGCGCGGGCTTGCGGCCAATCGTTTTGAGTCGCGGCGTCCGGGACTTGCATCTCCGCGTCGAACACTTTTATCACGGCGTCAGCGGCGCGTTGACGGTTGAGCAGCGCGTCTTTGATGCTGAGAGTGCGTTTGCCGGACTTGTCCAGACCCGTTGCCAAGTCGGCGGTGTAACCTGCCTTCTCAAATGCACGGCCAATCGCTTCACGGGAAGACACGGGGTCAAACGCCACCGTTGGAGCGGCGGGCATCAACGCATCGCGCTGCGCTTCGAGTTGAGGCGTCATTGCCTTGACCGCATCCATAGCGGCTTTCGTTTCCACCTTGGCAACCTTGATCTGGTCGGCGAGTTGAGCGCGTTCTGCGGCACTGGCTTCCTGCTGTTCGGCACTTCCAGCCTCCAAATAGGTGAGTTTGGCACGAAGATCGGCCAGACGCTTTTGGGCTGGATGGAAAGTTTTGTCCAACTCCATATCAATCAGCATGTCGAGCACTTTTTGACGACCCTCTTTCCACGCTGATTCAAACGCCGGACCCTCAGACACCTGATTGACGAATGCGCTGGTCAGCAGGTCTTGCAGCGTGCGCTCGGGCGCGGGCTTCTTCTCACCCTTCACACTGGCTGCGAGAGTGCTTTTAAGGCTGCTCACCAAATTGGCAAGCGCGGTCTTCCGTTCGGGAGCGACCACGTTGCCACGGGCTTTGAGCATCAAGGCTTTGGCTACTTCGTCGATGATCTGGTCACGCTGTCCCATACCACGGAACATGCGGGCGAGCGCACCAACAGAGGTTTGCTTTGGACGCAGGCTGCCCATCAATCGACGGATGATGTTCTCCAATCGTTCGTCGGCTTCGGCAGTGGCCGTCTCGGCAGCACCGGCTACTCGCGGAGCCGCACCTTCCGATCCTCCCTCGAACTGATCCTCCAGAATCTTCTCTCCGTGATCTGCGAGCACCTCTTCCACTGCAAGAATAGGGGCGATGAGTTGAAGCACTGCACCGTTCTGCACTCCAATCTGACGCATGCCACGGGCGGCGTCTTGGTTCATCCGTACTCGATACTTCCCAAGCCGTTGATTGGTGGCGCGTGCGACCGTTTTCTCGTCCTCACTGGCGTTGGGGTCTATCGAAATCTCTGTGAAACCTTTGAGCAGACCACCCATGACGATGTTCTTCACGTTGAGGTCCATGTCGCTCGGCGCACGGTCTGCCATCAACAGGTCGGCAGCCCGGAGTGGGCCAACGGCGTTGATCCAGGCAAAGGCTTTCTTGGTAGCTTCCTCGTCCGAATGGACTTGATACATTTGGTCCTCCGGTTTTGGCGGAGCAAAGCGAGCGCGAGTGAAGGCAAACTCAGGACCGTCCGCAGGTTCTGCTTCGCCGCCGATGTCGATGATAGGTGGTTCGCCGTCGTCGGCCTTACTCTTCAACGTCCCCTGCGGTGCTGGCATCATACGCACAGCCGTTCCCACGGGAGTACCCGGCAGCGATAGGCTGGACTGTGCGGCTTCTTGCTGGCTGCCCGCGCCTTCGAGCAACAGCGTGCCGTTGTCGTAGCCTTCCTGCACCTGTGCCAAGAACGTCTCGGGCGTGAGTCCGGGTTGAAGCAGCCGAGCCTGCGCATAGACGGTGGAGAGCGGAGCCATCTGCGTGCTGGAGCCACGCACGGCCTCGCGATAGGCGTTTGCTATCAGTTTGCTATCAGCTTGTGGCAGATTGATAGTTTGTGGCATGTCCAGCAACTTGCGCTCCCCGGTGGCCGGGCGTTTGGCCTGCGGGTTGAACATGCTGGCGAGTCCCTGCGGCTTGGTTCCCACGGTTTCACCTCTGGCCTTCTGCGCTGCCTCCGCGAGCATGTCGGTGGGGGAGCGGTATCCTCTGCCCTCGGCACGGGATGCCCGGATGTCGTTGGACTTCTCATCGAAACGCTGGTCGAGCGGAACCCCGGTGAAGGGGTCGGCGGATTTGATTTGGTTCGGTTCAAAAACAGCGTAAGCCATCCCTGTCTCGGCGTTGCTCTCATCCCACACCTCTATTCCTTGGTATCCCTTGCTGCGCACAAGTTCTTGAAACTTAGAACCAGCCATGGCGGCATCCCCAATTTCGCTATCGTACAGAGGCTCATCCGAGTCTTGGTCGATGTCAGTGCCGTTGTACTCTTTGTAAAGCTGTCGAAGAGTATCTCCATCCGCTAGCGGCCCCTTCAAATATGCTGAATACCTCTGAGAACCAAACTCGCGTGTGACCTTCTTTGTGTCAGACCACCAACCGCCGTAAAACTCGGTCAAACCTTTCTGCTCTGTACCATGGTACACCGGTCCCACGTCATACCCAGCCGCCTTCGCCCGCTCACCCACCAACCGCCGCGCCTCCGCAGTCTCTTCAGGCGTGATCGTTCCGGCGTTGAACTTGGCCTCCAACTCGGCGTGACGGATTGACTCGGGAGTCGCCTGCTGTGCCCCGCTCTGCACCGCGTTCAACGCTTCCAACTTGCCCGTGTCCCAGGCGCGGTGCGGAGTCTCGAAGGTCGCGAGCACGGTCGTAAAGTATTGCTCCATCGTGCTGCCCCTGGCAACCGGCTCGCCTTTGATCCACTCGGCAATGAGGCGGAACACTTCGGAGAGCACCGAGCGGAACTTGCCCACAGACACACCAGTCGAGAAACTGTCGGGGATCGAGGCGAGGAAGTTCTGGAAGTTGGGGTTGGTGAGGGCAGAGATGAACTCCTCCACAGTGTCAAGCTCGTAGTCCAGCCTATCGTATAGACCTTTTTCCTTGGCATACTCCAACACCTTCTCGCGGATGGTGTCGAGCTTGTTAAAGACTTCGTTCTCCCAAGCCCCCTGCGGATCGCGCACCTTCGCCAGTGTGACGTGGTGAAGCGCCTCATGCAGGATGGTGCCGAGGGCATCGACCATGCCACGTCCGACCTGCCGCAGGTTGACCGCGATGGCTGACTTGCCGTTGCTGTGGGAATACTCGCCTGCGTAGCGCGTGTTCTCGTCGGCGACGACGTGAAGATCCACGTTCGCGAACGCGGACATCTTCGACAGCTCCTTGGCGATCTGCCGGTAGATGCGCGACAACGACGCGTCCTTTGCCATGGAGGCGAAGGACTTGCGGAAGTCGTGATTGGCGTGAACACCGGGAGCCGATGGGAAGTGTTTCGCCATCTTTCGCGTGTTCTGCTCCTGCGTGTATTGGTATCGCGGCGGATCAGTGAGCGAGGCAACCGGGCTGGAAAGGCGATCAGGGCGAACGGTCGCCTTCTGAGTCTGGCCGTTCCACGAGAAGCTCACGACGGCTTTACCGCCCTCAATCGACTGCACGGTGCCTACGAGTTTCTGTCCGTTATTGGCGGTGAAAGCGGCAGGAGCATTGACGGTTGGCGTCCACTCGGTGGCTACCTTTGCGGTTTGGGGAGATTTTCCAGCCTCCGGTGTTGTTACTTTCAATGGCTCCGTTGAAGGAGTTGTAGCGGCACCTGCGCCCAAGTCAGATTTCTCTGACGAAGGCTGAAAGATGTAAAGGTCGCCTTGCTTGACGTAGCCTTCTGGCAGCTTGATTCCGTAGGCGTCAACGGCGGCGGCGGAGACTGGTTTCTTTGTGCGAAGACCATTCTGTAGCTTTTCTTCGTGCCTCTCAGCGCTGACTTCTTTCAGACGTGCCTTAGCTTTGGCTAGCCCTTCAGCGCCTTTGAAGCCTACCGTTCCCGCCAATGTTGCGTGCGTACCTGTCAGCCTCCAAACTCTGAACCATCCATTCTTCTCTTCGGTTACAAAATTGCCGTTGCCATCTGAAAGCACATAGTTCTTTGGCAGTTCAGGGTCGCGCTCAGAAGAGGCAAACTCCTCCGGCGTCATCTGCTCTGGCTTCGACGTGTCACGCTGGGGCGCTGGCTGCTGGGCCTGTGGGGCAGGGGACTCTTTCGGGCCTCTTTCAGCAACCGCTTTCTGCATTCGGGCTTCATAGGCTGCCCCTTCTGGTGTATCCAGAAACTCTTGCAGAGGTTTCCCAGTAGCTTGGTGAAGAACTTTGACAGTCTTACCTGCATCTACTTTTGGGTAGTTACCCAACCCTGTGATCTTCCGTACTTCCACTTGGAGAGCACCACGGTCAAGCGCATCACTGACCTCTTGCCAGTCCGCATCAGTGGCGTCGGTGTAAGTGGACTCGAAACCCTTGTTGTCTCTCTTCAGTTTGACAAGTTTATTGTTGATGAAGGCATAGGTTCCTCCTCCGTTTACGTCCCACCCGACAACGGTTTCTCCGGGGGCGACTTGTACTCCTTGAAGGGATCGCCAAGCGTCGATGATTTGTTTTCCGGTGCTTCCGAGCGAGGGTCTTTTAGGGGTATCAGTAGCTCCAGTATCGCGGGGTGGTACGCCAACAGCCACACGCCCTCGCTGTCCACGCTGAGTATTGGTAGGTTCTTCCTTAGAAATTGGGGCTGGCTGATCTGCCGTCGCAGAGGGGGTCTTCATTTCCGCAGCAGGTGGACCTGCTTCAGCCAGCGAAGTTGGTTGCTCATCGGTTATCACTTTCGCGACTTCAACATTTTCACTCTTCAAGAGTTCTTCAGCTTTTTTAACGTTGCGAGTGAGAGACTTCAAACGGTCTTTCTGCGCTTCGGTCATCTGAACCTTGCGCTGCGCACCTTGCCACTTCCAAGCGTTGTCATACACGAACTTGGCTTTGTTAGCCAGTTCACCTTTAGCGTTGATGTTGCCGCTCTCGACAAAGCCGATAAACACCCCGCCGAGATAGGCTACCTTGTCACCTTTTTCAGCCCGCCATTTTACGTCTGGCTCCCGCAGTTCCAACTTCGTTGGGTCGGGTGTGAGCTTCTGCGTCCGTTGGTAGTCTGCCTCTGCCTGCTTCTGCAAGTCTTGAAGCTCTGCCAGTTCTGCGCGCATGAAGGGCAGTCTTTTAGCCGCAGAGACAACGGCTTTGATGGTCTTCTTGTCGCTGTCGGTCATCTTGCCGAAAGTGCTCTCAAGAGACACTTCGGAAGTTGTGCCGTCTGGCTTCCTGATTAGGAACTTGTGAACGATGTCGCGCCCTGTCTCGGCATTGTTGGTCGCCTCTTCCCAGTTAGAGATGCGGCGAAGGACTGGCTCGCCCATATTGTCCACGTCCTCCACAAGCTGACTGGACCATGAATAGCCAACCACCTCACCAAGAGGTGTCTTTACCGGCGTTTTGAAAACGATGCTTTCTCTGGGTTTGCCGCGTGATAGTGTTGTAGCAGGAGCAGGAGCACTGCCTCCCGGCATGACCGCGCCTTCGGTAGCGGCTGGGGATTTGAAGACGTAAAGATCGCCTTGTTTGACGTAGCCTTCGGGAAGGGCGATCTTGTAGGTGTCAACGGCTTCGGCGGAGACTGATGATTTGCTGTTAATACTAGAAAGCACGGCGGCCTTGTGAACCACCCCACTCTCGGTCTGTTGATTTTCTTCTTTCATCGCCGCACCTGTGCCGCTGGTTTCGTCAGGAGTCAAATTCAACTTTACACTTGGTTGTGGAATCAGGCCAACTCGTGGCCCCCGCTCGGTGCCTGCCACACGGGCAGCGGCTTGACGGAGCATGTCGGCGTTGCGTGCCGCGCCTTCGGGGGTTTCCAGCGTCGGGGCTAGTGGCGCTGTGACACCAAGAGTTTCGGCAGTGGGGGCGGGTGCTTCGGCAACGGGGGCAGGTGTTTTTGATCCAGTGTAGCGGTCTCCGTATTTGGCGACCAACTGCTTATTGATTCGCTCAATTTCTGGAGCGGCTTTTGCGGCAAACTGCTCTCGTGTTTTGGGAGCTTCACCAATGTTGTTGATAGCCTCCATGGCCGTCTCATCAAATGGAACGCCACTCATGCCAGCATAATTCCATGGAACATCTTTAATGTTTCCAGTGCGTGCAACATCAAAACGCCCACCAACCTTGGCATTAAACTGAGCGTCCTTTGCTGGACCGCTCTCAAACGGGTTTAGAAGGTTTCCAATTTCAGATTCAATCTTGGACGCAAGATCGTTGGCGGCATCTTTATGACCAACATAAACGGTGAAATCAGACCCTTCTTCTGGTGATCCACCGCTTAGAAGTTTATACTGACCTTTGTGGTTTTTATGCAACCACTCATCAACTGCTTGATAGTTCTCTGGAGTGACGGAAAGATGCAGCTTCCACCCTCCATTTTTAGCAAAATCATTGTTAGCAACTACGTCGGTAACACGAGGGCCGCTTGTTTTTCCATCTGGCTTCTGCTGTATGGCCGCCTGTAAACGGGGCAAATCTATCCTTGCATCAATGATTCCAGATTCGACATCTGGCAACTCAACAGGCGCAGTGGGGGCGGGTGCTTCGGCAGTGGGGGCAGGCGCTCCCTGCGCAGCTTTCTGCCTCTCCAATTCAGCCAAAGTTTGATCCGCCAAACCAGAAGCCTTGCCCTCTGCAAGTCGGGCGTCCATCTCTTCGGTAATCGCAGGGTCAACGCCGTCGATAGGCTCCACCACTTCGGGGAGTGTAATCTTGCCATTGCGGGCGAGCATTGCCATGTCCTCGGGACTGTTGGCAAAGTCGAGCACGTCTTCGGGAGTCATGTCGGACTCCGGGGGAATGGTGGCGATGACGACGCCTTCCACTTCGACGGGGGTAGCTTCCCCCACTGCGCCTTCCATAGCGGCACGTTGGGCAAAGTCGTCGGTGGGAGCCGCTTCCGCAGGTTTCCCACGGATGAGGCTGGCGGCTTTGACGGTGGCAGGGGCCACACTCATCAAGCCCATGGTGGCGAGCGTTGCTGGGGCCACCTCTTTGAACGATTTGAGGTAGTCTTCCATCTCCCGAGAAGGCAGTTCTGAAGGGTCTCGCCCTTCGAGGATGTCCTTCTTCTGCGAGTCGATGCGGTTTTGCTCAACTCCTGTGATGGTCTCGCCTGCAAGCTCGGTGCCGAGTGCTCCCGCCGCAGCCCCGGTTTTGCCCAAGGCGCTCGCCGCCAGTTTTTCAATGGTTTTACGCCCGAGGCCGAACACATACTTACCAGCCCCAGCCATGGCGAGGTTGCCGATGGCTTCTGGACCGGCTTCCGCGTGCCCGAACGCCTGCGCCAACGGCAAGAGTTCTTGATACGCTTCTTCCTGCTGCTGCTCGTTCGGCAGTTCGCCCGTGACTTGTAAAAACTTGGCGTCGATCTCTTTGCGGGCGTCGTCGAGGAACTGCGCTCCAGCCATACGGTAGGCAGCGCCGTAGCCTGAAGCGAGCGCACCGGCACCGCGTCCAATGATTTCACCAGCAACCGCCCCTTCAGGGCCAGCCAGACCGCCAATAGTCCTGCCAGCAGCCGCAGATGGAGTGCTGGCGATGAGACCTGCGCCCATAGCTCCGGCACTAAAGCCGAGAGACTGCCCAGCTTGACGCATGCCGCGAGACATGGTGGAGATGTCGCCGGATTTCTCGGCTTCCAGGTTGGCGGCTTCCAACTCCTGCTGGTAGGCGTCGGCGGCTTCTTGAGATTTCAGATACCCTTCTCCACGTTCCCACGGGTTTTCGAGACCTTCGTAAAGTTGCCTGAAAGCCCGAGGCACGGTTGTAGGCAAGCCCGTGACTGCCTGCCCTGCGGCAGACAATGTGTCTGAGAGGTCGAAGAAAGGTTCGTCTTTTGCCTCTGGATACTCGTTGAGCCAATCTTTTTCAGCAGCCTCGGGGTATTCGGCAAGCCATGAAGGAGTGTCCGCCATAATGTTACCTGATTCGGATTTTGCCGTCTGGACCTTTGAACTTCGTACCCACAGGAAGGGACTCGACCTCTTCTCGCGTTGTCACTTCGGCCACCTCGACGGGCGCGGCTTGCTGAGTGGGAGGTGCTTTTCCTTGCTCCTTTAAATAAGCGTCCAGAACATCTCCATACGTCTTAGCTGTGGAGATCGGGCCAAACTTTTCTCCGAGACGGCTGGCAAAAGGGGAGTCTGCGAAGCCTTCCAGCGTTTTTGCTTTCTGCGACCATACTGCGTTCGGACCAACTCCTGGCTCTCGTTGCTGCCCACGCGTACGTTCCCAATGTTCGGCCAGCAGTTGGGGGATGGACACCCCTCCTTGGTCGGCGTTGGCGGTTTCTCTGCCTGGAACCGACAGCCTCTCGCCCGCTGCCATAGAGTTGATGACTGCCTGCTTGTTCACTCCGAGCGATTTTGCAAAGCTGTCCACAAGAGCGTCCATCTCTCCCTTAGCTTGGGACCACGCCTCATTGTACTTTTCACGAACGGGTTGAAACTCAACTTCCTTCTCGGCTTCTTCGAGCTTATTCTGAAGATCCTGTTTGCGAGCGAACACCTGCGACAGAGTCAAAGAGGGGTTGGTGGGTGGATTCGCCACGAAAGCGCGAAACTTCTCCAATGCCTGCTGCTTAGCGTTGGCCGAGACATTTGGATTAGAGATAAGATTGGTGTAGAAGTTCTCGTCGTTGGCGGGGGAGTTGATCTCCTGCTCTAACTGCTGCTCGATCTCCTGTGGCTCGGCAACGACTGCCGGAGGTTTGTTGCCCGTAGTCATGACTTGCTTGAAACTTTGTCCAGCAGGTGGCGTGGTTCCAGCTTGGGGGCGCAACACGGTGCCCGTCCCCACTGGAACGGGTGGTGGAGCGGTTGCCGGGGCAGGGGGTTCAGCGATCATCTTGTACTTGCTTCCAAGCAGGGACGAAACGCGGAGAATCTCTGCCTCTGTCTCATCAGAAACGCTGCCGTTCCTGTTTTCCTCCGCTCGGGCGCGGTCTTTCACGACGCGGTAGTAGCTTTCCAATGCTCGGGCTTGAGGGTCTTTCGAGAACGACGACTCGTTCTTCCGCTGCGCGATGGCGTAGTTGACGCGGGCCTCATCGACCCCCTTCGCCAGAATCTCGTCTGCCTCGTCGGGGCTGTAGCCAGCCTCACCAAGACGTGCTGCCTGTTGGCGGCGAATCCTAAAACGGTCCGCCTCCTCACGAGCGGCAAGCGTGCCCGCCCCTTTCGCCACCGCCCCAAGAAACACGTTCCGCTCGTCGGGATCGTCGATCTTGGCGGCGAGGTTTTTGGCAAGGACGTTGTCGGCGAAGCTCGGTTGGCGCTGACGGATTTCGGCGAGTTGGTTGTAACGCTTCGACCCAGCCATGGCGGCTTCGTTCTCGTCGAAGAACTTCTCACGGGCGCTCGGATTGCGGATGGTCGTGAACTTGTCAGCAACCCTTTCCGCTTCACGCTCTCTCTCGCGGGCCATGCGCCTGTCTTCCAGTGACGCCCGTTCTTCCGCGATAGCCGCTTCCTCGTCGAGGGCTGCTTGATGCTCTTCCACACCGCGACGGGCAGCCATGCCCCACCCCGGAGCAGACACATCTGGAGTGCCAAGCATGTCGAACGCGAAGGAGCGCTTCGGACGTGGGGCTTCTCCGAACAACTCGCTGGCGGGGCGGCGGGAGAGACCAAATCTGGTGAGTGCGTCTGCCATGTCAGGTCACGTTTTGGCTCAGTGTGGCTGTCCACGGAGTCGGGTTGGTGTTGAGAGTGGCGCGACCGCCTCCACGGAAAGTCTTGGCCTCGTCGTTGAGGAAACTGATGGCTCTGGCAAATGAGGCGTCGGCAGCGTCCATGTCGGAAGCATCCTCAAAGAGGAGTGACTGTATGATCGCTCGCAAAGCAGAGATGTTGCCGGGAATGATCCAGTCGGTCTCAGCAACCGTGGGGATGAACCGGCGATGGCAGATGAGACGGATTTCTTTCTCCGCCACTCCGGTCTGGTAGCGACGATAGCACGGCCTCGTTTCGTTCGGCTGGTAGGTTCCCACCAACGTCTCAGTGACACCGTCCCAACTTTTGGCATACACCCGTGCCGTGGTGAGCGGTTTGGTGAAGCCGGTGATCTCGGTGAACTGGTTGGTGGTAGCGACGAACGGGGCGGCGAGCGTCACCGCTTCGCCTTCATTGCCGCTCGAATCATACACCGTGACACCGTTGAGGTTTCCATACACACGCACCACGTCACCGTTGTCGAGCGCCGAGGAGTAGATGCGGACGACTCCCGCAGCCGGGATGTCGGCTTGTGTGCAATACCCGTCGCCGAGGTCGATGAGGATGCCGGGCCAGTTGAGCGCCTCGTCCATCTTGCCCGGACCTTCTTCGACGTACTGGTGGAACTGCGTGAAGATGGGAAAAGGGTAGCGGTCATACGTCAACGCCAAAGCAGCGGCAAAGTTATAAGGCATCGTGACGAACCCGGAGGAGGACTCGAACCGAAGGGTGACAATGCAGCCCTTCCACTTACCACTGTTGATGAGCCGTTCCTCGCCCTCGTTGATTCTTTGCAGGATCAACGGGTCATTCAGGTCCGACGAGTTGATCATCGGCCCCAAAATCGGGCGAACGTCGGCGAGTGTGAGGCGGGTGTCCATTTACACCCTCCCCTTTCGATTCTGCATGCTCTGACGGAGTTTCTTTGGGTCGTAGTAGTCGTCGCCCGAAGTGCTACCCGGCTCCTTGGTCTTCTGCACCGCCGATTGGTCGGCAAGAGCGCCCGTCATAGAAACAGGTTTGCCGGTGAGAGGGTCGGTCATGGTGCCACCGGCCTGACCGGGAGTGCGTGTGACGTTTGAGCCGCTGCCATACTTGCTGGATATTTCGCGGCGGAAGTTTGAGGCCTGCATGGGTCTGCCACCTCCGGTGTCAGGAGTCATCTCGTCGGCGTCCGGGCCATTGATGCCGGAGGACAGACCTGTTGTGCCCGAAGTGGTCGTGGACTTGCCGGTGGCGAAGTCGCGGCGAGCACGAATGTCCTCAACCGCAGGCCCAAACTTTTCGCGGGCGTAGGGCGTCAGTCCGTCAGAGCCTACTTTGGTTTTGGAGATGGGTGTCGCGACCCCAAGGTCGTTCATCCGCATGCCGGTTCCTGCCTGCTTAGACTGAGTGTTGAAGCCTTCACGGATTTTTTTGAAATCGCCGGTCTGCTTGGCACCTTCGACGAGTGCCGAACGGGAGAAGTTCATCGCAGGTGCGGGACCGCGAGTGGCAGTGGAGACTTGAGGTGTTAGCATGTCCACGGCGGATATGCCCGTGGGCGGCAATGTAGGTTTCGTGGATGTGGTGATCGGCCTCCGACTCTCACGGAAACTCCGCGCCCATTTACGCTGGTCGTCTGTCGGTCCAGAGGGGGTGCGGGTTTCTCCGGGACGACGATCCAGACCCAGTTGGCGACGCTCCCGAGGAGATAGGTTGCGGTTGGGTTCTACTCCCTTGCCGCCAAACCCGGTTCGCGTTCCTCGCGCCCTCAGATCGGCTGCCGCATACTTCGCCTCGTCACGGGAGTAACCTTGATTCTGAAGATGAAACGTGTCGAGATTGCTGCCCGGCTCAGGCTTTTTTTCACGCGGACCGCGAGACTTCCATTCCGCCTCGCGGTAGCGGGGATTACGACGTAGGAATGCTTCAGAGGCCATAAAAGTGTGTCAGAGTAAAGGGTGTTTCCAGAATAAGGGTTTCTGCGTCAGAGTCTATCTGAATTTGGTGGGAATGAGTAGCCGTATAACGGTCTCCCCGCCTTTTGGTCGCAGAGGGTGGAGGTGGAGGCGATAGTAACTTTCATGCCCCTCCCGCAAGCCACCGCCAGCCAGTATTCGACGCAAGCTCTGCCAGTCTGACCGTCCGCATGCTGCCCCGCAGTGAAGTCGCAACCGTAGAGTTTCAGATGCTTGACTCGCATCAGAAGGGCAAGGCCGACCGCATAGGCGACGGTGCTGTTAAAATAAGCATACCCACAATCCTTCAAGACTTCCCGCAAAGGGTACTCCACCGAGCCGGGGAACCCCTCGTACACGCGCTGCGCGTAGATGGGTCCGGGGTGCTTGGAGAGCCAATCGCCGTATCCAACAAGCGCGGGATTCTCTGACCGGGCGGCTTTCGCAAAGTACGGCAACGCGTCCATGCAGATGAGCCTGTCGTGCTGGATGACTCCCCCCATGGCGTTGATCGCCCACGTCTCATCGGCCACTTGACGCCTCGACGACTTTGATAAGCAGTTGTCGAGGTACTCCCGATGACTCGGCCCCATGGCTACTATGGCTACGGTGTAGGGGTTTTCGTTGTCTCCTGTTGAAGTGGTCATGTCGGTCCTCGTTGGCTTGGGGGTAGGTATTCTTGATTCCAAAACTTGACTGAGTGGGCTAGCTGGTTGTGGTTAGACCTTGGCATAAACCAGTCAGGAAACTCTCGGCGAACACCCAAACACAGTTCATGCTTGCCGTCATGTGAGAGGAAGCGGATAAGCTCCCCTGAGATGGTGTGCATGAACTCCACTGGCACCGCCTCCGACACTTCGCGAACGTGAAAGAAGTATGGGCGGGTGCCTTCTGCGCAGGCAAGCTCAAAAACTCCTGCGGGGGTCTCGACAAAGCTACCCTTTGGGCCGGTCGGCCCTTGAGACCCGCCCGGACCGGTCGGTCCTTGAGTCCCGGTCGGACCTTGAGGCCCGCTCGGCCCTGAAGCCCCGCTCGGTCCTTGAAGCCCGGTCGGCCCTTGAGACCCGCCCGGACCGGTCGGTCCTTGTGTCCCGGTCGGCCCTTGAGGCCCGGTCGGTCCTTGAAGCCCGGTCACGTTTTGCGCCGTCACTTTCGGTGACTCATTCCGCCCGAGAACCGTTGTGCTGCCTTGAAGGACGCGAGTGTCAGGCATCCCCACCGTCTGAGATCGACGTTGGAAAGGACTGTCTGACTCAAAGTTGCCTTGAGGAGTCGTGATCATGTTATTACCGTCTCGGGCTGGGTTGGCGGAAGGATGGTTTTCTTTTGGCGCAGGTACATCCCGTCCACAGGCTCCTGCTCGTCGTCAAGGACGTAGGGTTGCCAGTCGGTGAAGTTGGTGGCGGGGAAGACCATTTTCGAGGGGTTACGCCCCGGTGGCGGGTTCACCATGCCCACACCCGACACCACCTGCGCCCCTGCCAACGCTTCGGGGAAAGTCACGGTCCCGTGCAGGCAACGAGGAAAGCTGACATCTAGCCCGCCGAAACTGCCTTGAACGTCGGTGGGGATGGGCTGCTCATGACGAAACTTTGCCTGATCCCACGGCACTTCGGAGAGGTAGAGGTCAACACGAACTAAACTGTTCACGGTGACAGCCGGACGGTATTTGTACCGGATCTGGTACACCGGCTCCACAGTGGGGATCTTGGTGTTGTCGCTGAGAATGTCCGTTGTGGGTTTTACACTTCGGACGGGGTACACGTCTTCGAGCACGGCGTCCCACGGATGGTTTTGCTTGGTGTAGTAAGTGCGGAAGGGAGTGTCCCGCTCTGCTTGCGTGCGACTCTTGCCGAAGTAGAACCACATGTTCTCTTTGTCTCGTCGGCACATGACATAGACGTAGCTGCCGTAACCCTGAAGCTGCACTGCTGATTTCACCGAAAGAATGTCACACTGATTAAAAGGCGTGCCGAGGGCAGGCATCTGCGTGGACTTGAAGATGGCCCCAGGCTGCTTGACCCGGAACATGACTTCGCTCGGGTTGGGTGTCGGCAGAAGATTGAAGTAATCTCCTACCGGCTGCTGCGGTGCTCTGGCGGGAGGCGGCATTACACGGTTTCCGGTGGGTTGTTAGCAATGATGTCGCCATCCATGACGAAAGCATACCCGTACCTCGGAGTGGCTGCCGCGCCGTAGTCGAACTTCCAGCAGGTTCTCTTGAGCGCCGTCTGACGGAGAGGCTCGTGTGCTGTCTCATCACTTTGAGGAGCGGCGGCGGTGGGGGTGAGAGTGCTCGTCACCGTGGTCCCTGACAGCGAAGACACGAACGCTGCGGAGCTGAGCGTTCCTGGGGCACTGTAAGTGCTTGGCGAACTTGTGTTCCCCGCTGTTGTGGAACCTGAGATTGAGATGGCCGAAGCAAAGATGTCGCGGTATTCGCCGCTCCACACCAGTATCTCGTCTATTGACACCAAGAGCGTCCCGGCTGTGATGTCCGTGGTGAAGTTGATCGCCGCGCCTCCTTGGCTCGTCGCCAGCTTGGCTGTGGAACCAGAGGAGTTGACGAGGTAGTATTTGACGCCCGTGCTCAGCCCAGCGCCTCCCGTGAGGCTCGTGAGCGTAACACCCATGCCGTCGATGGCGGTGAGTCCGGGGATGGTCACAACATCCGTGCTCGCGACCCCTGTGATCGACCCGTAGGGGGTAGTCTGGCCGGTGACGGTGAGATCCAGAACAGCGGAGTACTTGACCCACTGCTGGTTTTTGCGGATGAGGTAGAGGTCGGTGGCAGCCATAAGGGTCAGATGGTGAAACGAATGCGTGAACGGACAAGGTCAATGTGGCGGACGGGTGTGCAGACCATTCCGCCTGTACGGGAGCCTTTGGCGTTACTATTGCCGTCCACGGTCTGAAGCATGCCCTGCTTATCAGGAGGTCCGAGAGCGATGCCGATGTGAGAGAAGGAGAAGATGACTAAGTCGCCGCGCTGGATGTCTTTCCCTGCCGGTTTACGGGTTGCGGTGGTGGCGTCTTGGGCGAGAGACCACCGCTCAAAGTCGAATGCACCAGCAGTGCGTGGGCGTCTGAAACCCTTAGTCTCTTTGACTCCTTGGGCTTTCATCGCCTCGCGAATGGACCAGCAGACGAAGGAAGCGCACCACGCGCCCCAATCTTTTTCTTCAAGCCACGTCGCACGTTGATACTGGTCAACGCGAGGACCACGATTGGATGAGCCGACCTCTTTGACGCCGACTTCAGCGAGAGCGATGGTGACGAGAGTTTCGGTGAAGGCGCTCATGACAGTTTAGTTTTTCTTTTGAACCAGTTCGTCGGCCACGCTTTGCCGCCAGGGCCGAACCAATCGACTCCCGTGTACATCACCTTGGCCTTGCTGCCGCGAGTTCCCCAGGCTTGCAGGGACAGGTGGAAATGCTTGTGAATCACCGCTGGCGACGGAGCGGTTGGAATCTCTCCAAGGCGTTCACGCAGCCAAGCGGAGCCGCCGTTATGCAGGTCGCATAGGAAATCATGCTCCAGGGCCGGGACGGTGCAGAGTCCGTCAGGCGTGTATCCGAACGACCACGCCAAAGGGGGCACGCTGGCCTTGTCAAACTGGTATCCCGTTGGGATGTGGTATTGCTTCTCAAAGCCCGTGTTGCAAACCGTGAAGTCGTGCGTCTCGCACAGCTCAAAGAGCGGACCTTGAATCCAGTTCTTGAGCGGTCCAATACGCGGCAGGAAGCCAAAGCCAAAGCTCGAATCCCGAACCGGGCGGATCAAGGGCATGGGAGGTGGGGTGTTCATGTCATCGTGTAATCGACTTCGTGGAGGTCTGCGGCGCTAGCCCAGCTTTGCGCGGTAGGGTCGTAGAAGTAAACGTCCCGGCCACCGAAGCGGCCCTCGGTCTGGACGATAGCCCACACATAGACGTGGAAGCCGTCCAAGCCTTTTGGCGCACGAGCGCGGAGAGTGCCAATAGCCCAGGAGCGGCCTTCGGCGGCAGCTATCTTTTGCGCCTCATGGACGAGAGCGCGGCTTTGATCCTCGCATTCCCACTTGCCAGCAAACCACGGCATCCACGCCTTACGGCTGGCCTTGTCCACGTCGGCGCGGGTGATGACGCTCAGAGACTCCTTCTGGCCGAGATGCCGATAGTCAGCACGCTTGCGGCCCTGTAGGGCGATGTCGAGAAGTAGCTTAACCGTCGCGCCGTCGATGGCGCTGCGAAGCGGAGTCTTGGGCTTGGATTTGAACGGCCACATTTTATTTGATCCAAAGTTTCAGAAGTTCGACAAAATCATCTCGCCCGAGTAGCAGGATTCCTGCAAGGCTAACAATGGTTGCGTCTTTGGGGTTTTTCTTCGTCCACTCGATGATGCCGACAGACTTGGGAGTGGCAGAGCTTGGCTTGTCGAGCGGTAGGGCGGTGACGTAGTAGCCCTCGAAATGGCCTTCAAGCCAGACAGCGCGAACATGGAGCTTAACCCATACCAGCGGCCCTGCTTTGGTTCGGTAGCGTTTCTCCACGGTATAGATTTGGGAGTCGTCGTTCTCGGCAAGGTGTTCGGCTCCCTGTAAATCGCCGTCAATGTCTTCGCCTGCGGTGATAGACTGCCATGTGCGAGAGAGAAGTTCAGAACGCGAGTAACCAACCAGGGCACAATATGCGTCGTTACATCGAGCAAAGCGATGGCAAGCAGTAACAAGGGCCATTGGCGCGGGGGACTCATCGAAAATGATCGCCTGCCATTCTGGTGTGAGTTTAGGAAGCTGCATGTCATAGCGTGGTGGATTCACTCATGGCACGTCATGGTTGAGAGGCTGCATCCCCATCTCGGCGAGCACGTCCCACGGCTTCAGCGGCTCGGTGTCCTGGTCGTAGGGTTCCACGCGTGAGCCGGGGTATTGCGTGGCGATCTGCTGAGCGAGTGCCAGCTTGTCCTCGGCGAACAACGTCGCCAGCCACCACGCGGACGCAGGCAGTTGGCCGTCTGGCGAGGCCGCAGGCACAAACTCCTGTGCCGCCACTTCTGGCTCGCGGCCAAAGTGAGTTACGAGCAATTCGCGCACAGCCGTCACTTGCGGCGGTGTGCCGCTCACGCGGTCAGTCACCAGGATGGCGACGGCGTAGGGCATCAGTAAACCCCTCCCCAGGTGGCGTTGAGGTTGGCAGAAACGTCCAGCAACTCTTGAGAAGTCAGCGCCCGCTGCCACAGCAGCATGTCGGCGATTTCACAATTTCCAAACAGGTGTGCAGTTTTACCGATTCGGCTCAAACCTGTTGCATTGCCATAGTTAGTGACTGAGCCAAAGGTTTGAGAGCCTCCATTGGCATAAAAGGGATTCTGGTGGGTGGCACCGCTCCAAGCTGCGGCCACAACCGTCCAGCCCGTTCCGAGATTGGCTGTAGATTCAGAATAACCGCCGACCGATCCGAAACATCTGTTGTTTCCAAAAGCGACCAAATTTACCGCCGTGATCAGAGACGGGTAAAAGTCCGTGCCACCAAAAGTAATGTTATTCGTTCCAATTCTTTTGGAGACAGCCACAAAGGTAAAGTTTTGCGGCGAGATCGCGGTGCCGAGAGCGTAGCCATTCGCTACGCCGTCAAACCGCAACACGTTCCGACCATTCAGCCCATTGGCTCCCGTCTTGAGTGTCGGACGTGCCGAACCCGCTGCCGTGCCGTTGTTGCCCGCGATGGAATCCGTCAACGTCGCAATCAAGTCCCCATCACTGCCCGTGCTCGGAGCCGTCCAGCGGTTCGTCAGGCCAGCAGGCAATGGCGGGACGCTCAGATAGGATGCTAAAACCTGTTGAATCGCGCCCATTTAAGTGAGTCCAGTGCCAGAGATCATCCAGCGGGTTGAGGTTACTTTGACCGCCGTGGCGATGCCGTTGGCGGCAAGCGTGCGTGAACCCGTGGTGCCAGCACCAGCAAGGACAAGAGTATCACTCGTGATGGCGATGGTGATCACCCCAGCGGAGGTGTCATTGACAAACGTGATCGCGGTGCCGATGGGGTAGGGAACATTGGCATTGCTATCAATCGTCCAGGTGCGGGCCGTGGTATCAGCGCCGGGGTGGTAGATGTGCTTCCCGGCATCCGTCAAGACGGTGGTGTAAGCTGCGCTCTTCGAGTTCTGCGGGATGCCAAGGTAGCCGACCGAGTACTCAACAGGATTGGTAATCTGGTTGATGATGTCGGTGATCGTGCTGCCAGACGGCAGACCGCCCGCCCGGTTAGCCGTCGCCACGAGAATCTGCTTGAGCAGTTCGTTGCGCAGTTCGCCAATAGCCGTCCCCCCGATTAGGTCGCGGGCGGCTTGTGCTTCATCAGAGCCAAAAAGTGTAGTGGTGGTCATGGTGCGTTGGCGATGGCGACGAGGATTTGCTGGAGCAGTCCGACCTCCGTTTCAGCGAAAGCCGTGCCTCCGATGACCGCCAGCGCGGCAGCGTCCTCGGCGGTGCCTGTGGTTGTGGTGGTCGTCATGGTGTTATGCCTCCATCATTGGGGCGCGGCCAAGAGCCTGTTCAAGCCCAGCCTCGTCCATTTCTAGGTCTTCTGCTTCCTCCATAGGAGCTTCTTCGGACTCGACGGGCATGCCGTCGATGGCTTGAAGCTCCATCCCTTTGTCGGTCAGGATGACCGTAGCGGTGACTTCAATGGGGACGCCCATCTCGTAGGAGGCGGTGTCAAACTCGGCGGGGACAGGGATCGTGATCATGAGGGGAGTGGGTGAAAAGAAGGCGGGGAGCCTGCGTGAACAGGTTCCCCGCCATGATTGAGGTGTCAACCCCTGCTATCAATAGGCGGGGCAGTCAGTCGTGGCGACGTTCGGGCAACGCTTGAAGCGGACGACGTAGCCGTATTGCACCTTGCGGGGCTTCCAAGCCGCATACAGACGGGCGGCGAAGAAGCCGATGTCGCTGAACGGATTGAGTTCCTTGTCGGGGATGTTGAGCCACACGACTTCACCGTTGAAGCTGATCGCCTTGGCGCTGGAGCCGGAACCAAAGGAGGTCGAGGGCTTCGGCACCTGACGGGTCATCACGTCCGGGCTGAAGATGTAGAGGTCTTCAAACTCGGCGGCGGTGTAAGCGGCAGAAACGTCAGCAGCTTCACCGATGGTGGTGGCGGTGCTGGAGTAGAACGGACGTTCCACCCAGGCACCGTTCACGAAGTCCCAGCGGGGCATACGTTGGTCGATGATGTGGTGGAAACCGCCGTACTCACGGTCGATGCCCCAGCTCTGGAGCAGGACAGCACCGTCGCCTTTGCCGGAGTCAGCCCAGCGGAAGTCGTCGCGGATGCTGTCGTCGCCCTTGATGAGGGTGCGGTGCGCCTGTTGGGAGAGGATCAGCGGCAGGATCGGAGCGCCTTGACGTTTGGCGTAGGCGGACTCTTCACCAGCGGCGTCCTGGGTCGCACGGTTGTAGAGCACGTCCAGGAGACCTTGGTTGATCGTGCTGGTGGCGATGGTCGCGGGCATCGTGGTGCCGTTGGTCGTCTCCGTGAGCGAGCCGTTGAAGATGATCTTGTGACCGGCCCAGTAGGTGAACTGGAGCTTGTCCTGGATGTCCCACAGGTCCACGACGTTCGCGACGAAGTTGTCGCGGTCGGTGGCAAGCTGATCGCGGGCGTCGTAGGCGGCAGCAAGGTCGCGGAAGCAGATGTCTTCCGAGAACTGCACCGTCTGCGAGGCAGAGTAGCTGATCTGCGTACGAGCAGGAGAAACGACCGTGGGGGTCGGAACGCAGTTGTTGCCGGAACCGTCTGGAGTGGCAACAGCGACCCAACCACCGCCGACGCCCACAGAGCGTTTGGTGATGACGGTGGAGAAGTTGAAGCCCATGCCATCGGGCAGGACATCCTTCTTGAGAAGGGGGGAGAGACGACCTTTCACGCGCATGACCTTGTCGATCTTGCCTTGAATACGGGAGGCGTCGGAGATGAAGTACTGGTTGATAGCGTCGGCAGGCATAACGGTAGGGTAAGTTGAGGGTGTTGGCCTGCTCAACGTGACCGTTATTATCCCGATGACGAAAGCAAGGCGAGTTGCTTGAGTCAGGGGAGGTGCCTGCGTGTTTACGCTCCAGTTTACTAAATGCCTGTGAAGGTCAGGCGATTTTACGCTTCAATGACAAACACTATACACTCTGCATGTGGATGTCAAACAGAATTATTGCGCCCTCAACCCGCGCAGGGCGGCGGTAAGCCCTTCTTCATCAAGTTCCACGTCTTCCGGGCTGGCGGGTTTCTGGACAGGAGTGCTGGAAGGCTTGACGCCGGGACGGGTGTTAAGCAGGGCGAGCTTGGCGGCACGCTCCTTCTTCACCTCTTCACGGACGGCAAAGAGTTCCTTGACGATGGTGGGAAGCGCGGCGGCGGCTTGGGCTTGGAACGCCTTGTCGGCTGGATCGGTGGCCGGGCGAGCGGACTTGATCTCCTCGGCGACCTCGGGATTGTTGAAGATCGACGGCAGCTTCTTCACCATCTGGTCATAAATGTGGTCGTGGTGCTTAAGGTAGGCGGCTTCCTCCGCCTTGGCGGCGGCGGCTTTCTGCTGCTCGGTCTGATGGTTGAGACTGTTGAGGGTTTGTTCGGCCTCCTTCTCCATCTTCGCCGCTTTCTCGTAGAGCGGGTGCAGCTTGTCGGCCTCGTTGACGGCAGCGGTGATGAGGGTGTCGGGTACCGGCTCTTCCGCCGCCTCGAAGACTTCGCGGATGGCAAGAATGCGCTCGAACTGGATAGGTTCGTCCGTGGCGTCGATCAGCGCCTTGGCGTCGATTTTGGCGTGCCCGGCGATACGCTCCAACAGGCTAAGGCTTTGCTGGATGGGAGTGTCCACGGCAGACACCCACTCAGGAGTGCTCTTCAAATCGTGAGCACGCTTCCACGTTTCCAGTTCTGCGAGCTTTTTGGCAGTCTCCTCGCTGTCTTTCGGCGTGGCTTTGAATGCTTCATACTCCTTCTGGAGCTTGTCGTAGCGGATCTGGGCATCGCGGGCCGTTTCTTCGGCGCGTTTCTTCTCCGCACGCATGGCGGCGAACGCCTGCTGCTGGGGTTTGGCCCATTTGGAGGTATCCACCTCTGGTTCGGCAACAGGCTCTTCCTTCTTGGCTTCCTCCTTTTTCTCCTCAACCGCTTCGCCGGGCAGCGCGTCGAGACCTTTCTTGGGCTTCTCGTCGGCGGGTTTTGCGTCGGCAGGCTTCGGAGCGTCCGCAGGGGCGTCAGGCGGCGTTACCGGAGCGGCCTCGACGGGCGGCGGGTTTGCCGGGTTGAGGGTTGCCAGGGCGGCGTCGAGTCCCCCCATGTCGAGATCAACAGATTCAGGGGCGTCGGGTGTGGTAGGGTTGGACATAAACTATTTCTTCCTTTGGTCAGGCGGGAGGGGATCAGCAAACTCGGGCGGCAGGGTGGTGGTGAAAGCGTCCACCTCGGGCACCTGCTCCAGGATGTGCTTGCCAGGGGCGACGGACATGGCTTCCAACGTGGAGAGCACCTGCTGCACCCCGAACATGCGGAAGAACTGATGCGCGATGGCAGTGTCCGGGTGGTTGCCGGGAATACTGCCGGGGATGCTCCGTGGCAGCGTGGTGCTGGCGATGGCGGCGAGAGCGGCGGAAATGCCGGGCAGCTTCAACTCGGCTTTCAGAGCTTCCTGCAACGGGGCAGAAGACCTGAACCGGCTGATCTCGGGGCTGGACAGGATGGGTGTGTTCATGCTTGGGGAGGTGTCTTCTGGGGTGCCCGCGCTTTAACCTGCTGCTGGGCTTCCATGTGTTTGAGCTTCTGCGCGGCGAAGGCGTCGTTGATGAGGAGCTTTTGATCGGCCTCCCGTTTCTGGAGTTCCATCTTGGTGAGACCCTGCTGGGTAAGCAACTCCATCTTGGCGGCGGCGTCCACCGCCTGTCCGAACACGCCGGGAGGGGTGCCGTCCTCGGTGGCGGGCATCCCCTGCATCTTGGCCTGCTCCTTCTCGGCTTTGCGCCGTTCGGCCTCCAGATGTTTCGCGCCGTTGGTGATGACCTCGCCAAGCTGTTGAAGCTGCTGCTTGAACTCGCGGTAGGGGGCACTCTCTGGGTCGAGGTACTCCATGTGCATGCCGCAGTGCTCGGACGCCTTCTGCATGACCGGAATGGCTTCTTCCAACTCCATCTCGACGTTGGAGAGCGCGGCGTTGAGCGCCTGCAACAGTTCGAGATGAGTGCTGACGTGAACCTCGTGGTTCTGGTTCGGCACGATGATGGCGTTGCCGCCGACCTGAAGAAGTTGGTTCTCGTTGTTGGCGATCTGCTTGTCGATTGGCGGACGCTGCCCGGCCATCCGTGGCACGAGCGACAGGGCGTAACGGTAGTCGGTCTGCGCGGCAATGGTGTCGCGGGTGAGGGTCTGCTGCCCCTCGGGGTCGAGGCGACCATAGATGGTCTCGTTCAAGTTGGAGAGCACTGACCGGCGCTCGGCGCTCGACCCACGACCGATGCCCGTGTTGAGGGTGATCCGGTCGTAGTCGAGCAAGAGCAACGCCTGCTCGGGCACCCCACGTTCGATACACCTTTTGCGAAACTCAAACGCCTGCGCACCGCCCGGATGGTCGGGGTGAAGCTCCGGGTTGATGACCCTCTTGACCACCTCGCGGTAGTCCCACTTCCACGCTTCCATGAACATGTCCATGGCATCGCTGGTGAGCGAGGAGTCGATCTCGTCCCGCCGTTGAAGCTCGTACTTGGTCTTCTGCCCCTCCTCCGACTGGCTGGTGGAGCGCGGAGCCATGCCCGAGGACTGCGTACGGAACACCTCGTTCATCGCGGAGATGGCGGGTACGAGGTTCTGGGCGACCGGGGGTGTGGTCCGCTCGACGAAGGTGGTGCCGGTGGAGAGCTGGAAATACGGACCACGAGGCACGATCATGTTGTCAATGGTCGCATCTTCGTTCTCGGTGGAAAGAAAGGTGTTGGCCTCGTCGTTGGCCTTGTCCACCAGCTTGCACCGCAGTTTGTTGAGGGCACTGGCGGCGGGGAACAGGTTGAAAGCGTTGCCTCGGATGCTGTGCAAATCGCCATTGGTGCCGACGCCGAAGAGGTAAGCGTTGATGAACTCAGACATGCTGCCGAACTCGCCCTTCTTCTCGTAGAGGAACTCAGCGTCGTCCGTGTTGAGCAGGTAGTCCACGATGTAGTGACTGACCGTGCCGTCCACTTCTTTGTCAAATCCGTGGACGGCTTGGATGACGACGTTGGTGTTACCTGCGTAAAAAGCGTTATCCTTCCACATTGCCTCCATTGCTTCGGGCGACTGCGTTTCGAGCGGCTTGGGCTGTGCGTTGATGCAGGACTTGCGAATCGCGGCTTCGTTCCACCCGGTAAGCCTGCCTGCCTCGGGGTCTTTCACTTTGGCAAAAAGTTCGGACGGGGTCATGTCCACCTTCATGAAAATGTGGTTGGCCTCGTTGACGCTTGCTTTGACGCCGCGAGGAATTTTCACCTCTTGAAGGGACGCCGCCTTCCAACGCCAGTCGAGATTGTCGTCGCGGTAGTTGAACCCGACGCCCCACATGGAGAAGTAGTGGGCCAGCAGCTTCCACCAGAACCGGAAGTCTCGCCATTCGGTGATCATGCGGTGAAGCTCCTCCGCCACGACCATCTGCATTCCCTCGGCGTCTGACTCAGAGACGACGCCTTGGTTGATCGCCTCACGCTTGAAGGGCACGATGCCGAAGTGCGACATCGACATGAGCACCGAATTGTACGGCTTCTCTGCCTCGGCCTGGGCAACGCCCAAGTCGCCCCAGTTGACGTTGGTGATGCCAGAGATGCCCAGCTTGCGCAGCACGCCGTCGCTGTAGGGCGGCTGTCGGTCTGCCATGGACTGCACGACCGCTCTGTCGCGGCTGGCGATGTAGTCCTCGTTGAAGAGTGTTTGGAACTGGCTGACCACGTCGCTTGCCCGCTTGACGCGAGTGGCGGCGGTGGCGTCCGGGACCGGGGGAGTCTCCGTTGGCAGCTTGGCGAGAGATGAGGGTAATTCGGGCATGGTGCCGGGATAAGAGCCTACATTCCCCACGGGCGCAATAGGCTATTGACCGCATGCTGCCACCAAGTATATATCAGGTCAATGCTAAATTTCGATGAACTTTCAAAACAACAGCGGTGGGCGCTGATGCGCAAGGGGGCAAACCTGTGCCCCATCTGCGGCGGCAAACCCTCCATCCGTTGTCCCAAGAGCAAGTTGTGCGAGAGACACGCCGAGATGAAAGCCGGGTATCAGCGCAAGAGGTTGAAGACCACACGCCGGTTCATCCCGCTGTCCTCGTGGGTGCAGGTGGACTGGACGCTCGGCTGCAAGAAGATCGCTCAACTACTGGGTGTGAGCAGGATCACGGTGCAACGGAACTACCGGAAGGTCGTGCGCCTGCTACTGGTCAAGCCGGTGAAAGGGTTCATCGGGGAGGTGGGGAAACCTGCGAAGAAGGGGTGATCAGTACAAATTCTCGCTGTAAAGGGTTCCCGGCGAGGACACTTCTCGGACAATCTAATTTTGATCGGTGGCGATCTTCCAAGCCTCCTCACGGTTCATCCAATCGCCAAACTGATCCACAAACCCTTGATCCCAGCCGATGGGTTTCTCTCCCATGGCATCGACTTGTCCTCTCATAAGTTTGTCCCAATGCCTTACTCCGCAGACGACGATGCCTTTGGTCTTGTGGCGGTTCGCTGCGCACACCACACGGCGAGGGGTGACGGAGTAGTCAGGTTTCCAGTTGCTCTCGTCAGCACTCATCCCCAGAACGCCTCCTCGCTGAGCGGGTCCAGGCTGCGCCCGCGCTTCTTGCCACAGCCGCACGACTTGGTGCGTCCGGTGTAAAGGTGCTGGTAGCGCACGGTGGTTTCCTTGCCGCAGTCGCAGAGGCACAGCCATTGCGTGTTGCCGCTGTTGTCAGGCTTCGCCAGACGCAGCACGGTGAGGCTGCCGTAGGTTTTGCCTTTGAGGTTTTTGCGAGGGTTGGGCATCAGTCGGATTTGTTAAGATTCAGCATGCGCCTGTTGCTGAGCGCGTCGAACTCCTCACGAGTCAGGCGCATCTCAGGGTGGGTGCGATTCCAAACGTCCAACGCAACACGATTTGCTTCTCTGCTGCGTTGGACGGTCAGGAAGAACATCCCGACAAATGCGGCGAAACTGAAAAACACGACGCCGATGAAGGTGTATGTGAAATGTTTGAAATTCATGCCTTCACCTCCTCGGGTGGAAAGTTGATGGCGACCGCTGTTTTGGTGAACCGCTCGACCAGCGGCCAGTCCAACTCGCCGAGCTTGACCTCGTTGTCAGTGATGAATATCCAGGCGTTCTCCCAGTTGCGGCGTGTGGGGTGTTTGCAGAAACGCAGCATGTGCCGTTGGGCCTCCAACGCGATGCGCTTTTCCTTGGTGTAGCGGAACACCTCATAGACCCAGCGCCCGACCAGCAGGGCGGAGATGATCAGGAGGGTGGCGGAGAGGGTGAGCCAGTGGGAGTTGGTCATACGTCAAGTTTTAGATAGGGTGGAAGTGCGTCGTATTTTTCTTTTACAGTCTTGTAGGGCACTCCTTCAACCAGGAACTCCCCGCACAAATCCTCAAAGTCGATGGAACCGTCCGGGCGTTTAGGTGTCTCGCCTTCGCGGTCTTTGGTGAACCACTCGATTGCGGAAGATTCAGAGGTACTCATGGCAGTGGATGTTTGAAGATGAACTTGGTGTAGGCGTAGTGAACTTGATCCCAGGTCTCGCACAACTCACACCCGCAGACGCGACTGTGCGGACGGCCTTGGGCTTCGACGCTTTCCAGTGCATCAAGCAGCGGCAACACGTCTTCCAGTGCCACCACCTTCCGACGCTTGAACGGGAGGAGCTTTTGCAGGCACCGATGCCACCAGGGAGTCAGGTCGAGGGTGTGTCCGTCTTCGATCAGGGAGGGGGTTTTCATACGGGTTGCAGCCGTTTAATGATTTCCTTGAGCGCCGCTTTGGTGGCTAGCATCTGCCGCATCCAGGTGGGTTTCTGGATGGCGGGATGGACACACTCAATCACCGGAGGCAGGTCGATCTTGAGACGTTTGGCTTTGCGCACATCCTCCACCGCCCGACGCGAGGACGAGCCGAAGGTGATGACGGCATCTGGCTGGACGCGAGTGATGGTTTCGCGGACGTGGTTGGCGTTGTAGGGCGGATTGCCTTTGCTGGACGGCGTGACCACGGTGGACGCTTCGTCGAAGATAAAGGCGTGCTGCTCCATCAGGTCGCCAAAGACCATCTCAATGCGCTGACCAGTCAGAGATTCACGGAACAACATGCGCGTGATGATCTCGTTGCGCCTGCCGGGGTGCTTGGCGTGCAGGGCGAGAATCCGGTCGGGATCTTTGGCCCATTGGTTTTGGAGGATGCAGAGGATCTTCATGAAGGTGGTGTGTTGGGGTCGAGACCCAGGCTGATGTCGGTCAACTGCGCTCTGAGCAGCGGGACAGCCTGCTCCAGCGATGGGCGGGAATGGTGCAGCCCCTTTTTCAGTGCCACCTCAATCACTCCGATGGCTACTCGCGCCACTTCGGATGCCGCCATGTAGGCGGAGAACGCCTGTATGGTTTGGTTGAGGCGCGGGTCTTGGGGCAGGTCAGTCATTATATTAATGTGTAAGGTTGAATGGTGTGGCTGTCAAAGAAGTTCTTCAGGCCAAAAATTGATGATCTTGTGCAGGTCGCACTTGGCGGAACTGCTCTCCGGGTGCGACCCTTGGCTGGCGATGAGCCGCAGCCCTTCGATGGCGACGATGGTTGTGCTGAACATCGCGTGGACCAGGAGCATTTCAGGGGTGGCGGCAACAGAACGGCACCGCTCCACGATTTTGTCGAGATGTTCGTCGGTGGTCATGGGAGCACGATCCTCTTCCAATGGGTTGCGGTGTCGTGGAGTTCGTTGAACGTGCCTTCCCACACCTGCTTGCCGTCCGACCACTCCACGTCGGCAAAGTCGTTGGCGTCTTCCCGCGTGGGCAGGCGCTCGATGATGGGTACCCACGAGAGTTCGAGCAGGCGTTGGAACAGCATTGCCTCAACGGGGGTGGCGATGTCAGAGTACTCTACTCCATCCAGCGTTATCGACTTCACACGAACCTGCCCATCTTCGTTTTGCGTGAAGCGGCACTCGCCGCCGTCAGTGTCTTTGAGTGTGATCGTGTTCATGGCTGAAGTCCGTAGAAGCTGACGCCCGAGCCGATGTCGTGGCGGACGTTGGTGTTGCAGCGGTACGAAAACGCGCCGGGCTGCTTGGGGTCGCGTCGTAGTGTGATCTGTAAGGTGACGAACGGCTCGGGGCCGAAGTTGCCATTGAAGGCGGCTGCCGCCTGCCGTTCAAACTCTCCGCTGTTCAGGTACCCCGCCGCACCGTCAATGGCCTCGGCGATGGTGTTGATCTTGCGGGCGCGTCGGAGGAAGAGTGGGTTTGCTTGTGGTTCGCTCATAGGGTGTGACGGTGCTACGGGGTTGACAGGTTGTCAATCAAGAAAGTGTAAAGATGAGGGGTTAGCCCCAGAAGTCGTCTGGTGGGGAGGGTTCTCCGGGGCGCAGGATGAACATGGCGATGTGCCGTCCAGTTCCTTTGCCCCGCGACCCGTCTTCCGTGGCGCACCAGCGTACGTCTCCAAGGTTGCGCACGTTCGTCGCCCCCGTGGCTTTGAGCATCATCAACACCCATTTGTCCACAGGATAGACCACCACCGACAGTTTGCCCTTCTGCTGCTCTTCAATAGCTTTCCGCATCCACGCGGTCGGGCCTTTCTTTTTTCCCTCATGGATGATGCTGCCGAATGGCGGGTTGACCCAGTTGCTCTTGCCCCACTCACACGTCAGCCCGTCGAAATCGTCAGGCTTTGGGCAGGGGCACGGGTCGAAGTCAAAATGAAACTCAGCGTTCAACTCTGCGTAGAGTTCAGGTGGTGTCAGCCAGTAGTGCTTCCCGTCATCCCCGTTGCCGACGTGGAATTTGTTCTCGCTGGGGTGCAGGTTTTTCATAGCTTGATTCTCCTGTTCCGCTTCTCGTCGGTCTTGTTCTTCCGCGTTGATCCTTTCTCACTGGATATCTCGTAGAAGGCTTGCCCCGATGCCCGCAGGATCGCCACTGCCGTCTTCAAGGGGCGTCCCTTGTGGAAGACGTGGTAGCGCAGGCTGGCGTAATCCACGTTCTCCATGCGTGCCACGTCGATCAGGTTGCACTGGACCATGTTCCACTCGACCACGAGGTTCCTGCGGGTGTTGCCTGCCTGCTCACAGCGGGTGCCCCACTTACAATTCTCGGGCGTGTAGTTCCCCTCATTGTCGATGCGTTCGATGGACAACCCTTCGGGGCGCGGTCCCATGTCTTTGAGGAACTGGTCGAAATCATCCTGCCACTGCGGGCAGATGGTGATCCCCCGCTCACCGTGGTTGCGGTAGGACGGGTGCAGCGGGTTGTAGCAGCGTGTCCGCATGCCCTGCCAAATGCGGTAGGTGGGGTTGCGCTGGCCGTGGACTTGGTGGGTGGGCTTCACCAGACCCTCCATGCGGAGACAGCCGCATGACTTTGACGCGCCGCTGACGAGTCCGCCATAGAGGACAGCGGGCTTCTCCTTGCCGCAGTCACAGAGGCAATGCCAGCGTGTCTGGCCTTTCCTGGGTTTCGGCGACTCGTGGAGAACAGTCCACCGGCCAAAGCGTTTGCCGGTGAGGTCGATGAACGTGGTCCTGCTGGGCCTGCGCTCCTTGGCCTTGGGACGGTTTTCCTTCTTCTGCCTCTGCTGGGGGAACGGTGTGAAGTCGATTTTCATGGAGGCGATATAGCAGACTCTCA